ATGCGCCCATTCAAGGTGTTGAGAATCTTGTAAATCCCTGACTTGAGAGAGTTGCCTTCGTAGTTGAACTTCATGTGCTTGATGACTCCGAGGGGGAGTATAGCACAAAGAGGGGATGCCGTCTAAATGGGCCAAGGTTTGCCAACAATTCTCTTGAAATCAGCGGCAGCCATGTTCTTGAGTCGCATTTTCTCGATCACGGACTCGATGGTTGCGTCAGGTTTCGCAACTTCCTCCTGGAAGGCTTTTGACGCCATTACCACGTCGGTGAGTGCCTTGATGTACTCGGGAGTTCCTTTGATCTTGATGGAGGATTTGCCACCTTGAAGTGCGGCAACCAAAGAAGCAAAGAAAAGCTTTCCTGTTGCTGAGAGTTTGTAGTCTGACATGTTGCTTCCCACGGTTAGCCGAAAACATCCGGCGAATTGGACACGAGTCTAATTATTCCCGAAGTAGCAGATGGCTAACAACCTTGATATTCAACTTCAGCTCAACGAACTGATTGCTGAGCAGAACAAGCTCTTGGAGAGCTCCTCCAAGCTCCTCAAAGACCAAGTGTCTTTGACGCAAAACCTTGTTTCAGCAATGAAGTCGGCAAATTTCAAGGATGTTGCCTCAAGTGTCGAGGATACAACTCGGGCTGTTGAAGAAGCATCTCAGAAATCGAAGGACTTCGGTTCCACCAACCAAGATGTGTTCGACAAGGTGAACTCCTCCCTGAAAGAAGCCCTTGAGAAGGAGCAAGCTACAGGTAAGGGGATGGACACCCTCACCAAGCAAGTGAAGAGGTTCTCCGTAGCAGCCTCCTCGATTGACGGATTCATCCAGGGCTTGAAGTTCTCCTCCAACATGCTCAAGACAGCCGCCAGTGCAGGTCTTGGCTTGGTTGAGTCTCTTGGGCAAATTGGCATTGCCATCTTGTCTATTCCTTTCAAGATGTTGAAGGGGTTGATCACCATGGCGGACGCTGGTGGTGCGGATACTGCCTTGGCTCAGGCTTTGGAGGATATTCGAAAGGAATTCGGCTCTCTCAGGGAGACTTCCGGTCGTGCCATTGTTGACATGGCAAAGAACATGAAGGGGGAACTGGCCCAGACAGGACTCTCTGTCACCAGGATTTTTGGAAACCTTGCAGAAAGGTTGAAATACCTTCAGGAGTATGCCCATAACCTTGGGCCGCTCTTTGCCAACCTCTCCAAGCAGTTCGTTCAGAATGCCGAGTCCATTGGAGCCTACTACAAGGGCCTTGGTCTAACAGATGAGGCTCAAAAGGCGGTTGCAACACGGTCTCATGCCCTTGGAACAGCCGTAACTGAAGAACTTCGACAGATCACCAACTATTCCACGCAACTAAGCAAGGCGTTTGGAGGAACAGCCGGTTCGGCCAAAGAGATTTCCAGAGACATGGGAACCTTGATGGCTGACTTCAAGCACTTTGGTGGAATTGCCATCAAGGAAATTGGTCAAGCCGTAACCTACTTCCGCCGTTTGGGCGTTGAAGTTTCCAAGGTCATGGGTGTCATTGAGAAGTACGACAACTTCACGGATGCCGCAGAGGGTGCAGCTCAACTCTCCCAGGCATTCGGGCTGAATGTTGACGCCCTTGAGATGATGAAGGCTCAGAACCCTGCTGAAAGGGTCGAGCAGTTGAGGAAAGCATTCTTCCAGGCAGGCAGGTCGGTTGAGACAATGACCCGCCAGGAAAGGACCTTGCTGGCCCAGCAAACTGGCCTTGAGGACTCCGCTCTTGACCTTGTGTTCTCCATGAAGAACCAGGGCATGACTTACGACCAAGTCACCAAGAAAGCCGATGCTGCAAAGAAGTCTCAATTGACTCAGACGCAGGCAATGAAGGCTTTGGCGGATTCCATCGAAAGGTTGGTAAAGTCGGGGTCCTTTGGTAAGGGTGGATTCTTCGATAGGTTCATCCAGGGCTTCACGGTTGGTATTCAGCGTTCCAGCGAGTTCAGGAAGATCATGCGGGAGCTCAGGATTGACCTGAGAACTGCATATTACGAAGGAATCAAGGTTGGTAGAGCCTTCGTCGACATGTTCCCTGGAGTAAAGGATGTCTTCAAGGGAATTGGAGACCTCTTTGAGCCGCGCAAGTTCAGAGCCATGTTCTCAAGAATCACGGAGACCTTCAAGGTCTTCTTCAAGGACATGACCGACAATCCAAAGACAGCTCTCCCAAAGCTACTGGAGCATCTCAAGGACGACTTCTTTAGCTGGTTTGGCAACAACTCGCCGAACAGTCAACGTATTCTTGATGGGTTCAAGAAGTTCTTCGTTGCCCTCTCCAACATTGCCGGTGGAATGCTCAAGATCGCCATGACAACCCTTACCAAGGGGCTGCGAGAGGTAACCGACATTATCACTGGACGCAAGGGACTTGGCGGAGCTGGTGATGCTGCAAGTGGAGCCCAGAGCTTCGTTGCTCAACTCCTTGGTCCAATTGTCGATGCGATCAAGGAAGCAGGTCCGGGACTCTGGAATGCAACCAAGGAGATGTTCTCTGCCCTCTGGGTCAAAGTTGAACCCTGGGTGGAGGAGAACTTCATGAAGGTGATTGGGGCTCTTGCGTCTCCGGCATTTGTTGGAATGGCCGGAAGAGCTATCTCCACGAGCATTGCAGGATCCTTCGCTACAGGACTCAAGGATTGGGCTCTGAGCGGTGGCATTTCAAAGGCTTTCAACTCCGTCAAGGGAATGTTCGCAACCCAGGTCAGTGCAGCTTCCCAGGCAATGTCCAAGCTTCCAATTCCACCAGCCTTTTCGCTGGGCGCGCGCAACGGAGCAGCCGCAGGCGTAATCAAGGGTGCAGAGCAAGCTGCAACAGCCGCTTCCACCTCAAAGGTAAACTGGGGTGCAGCTCTGGTGAAGATGGCAGCAATCACCCTCTTCATCACCGTTGGTATGGTCGGAATCATGCTTGCTATCTTCCGCTTCGCCAAGGCAATGCAGGAGAACAAACTAACTACCCAATCCATCGCAGCAGCAGCCGGTGCGATGATCACCACAGCCACCTCGATGTTGGCAATTGCCGGGGCTGTGAAGCTTCTCAGCGCCATCAACCTGAATGCTGGCATGGTTGTTAAGATCGCCTTTGGTGTGGCAATGATCGGCGTTGTGGGAGCTGCAATGGCCTATGCAACGGTTGGGTTGATCGAGCTCTTTGGCGACATCGAGACCTCCAAGATCACCAAGAGCGTCTTGGTGATGGGAGCCATGGGAACCTTCTTCCTTGCAGCCTCCGCTGTGGTGGCAATTGCTGGGGTTATTGGTTTGGTTGCAACAGCCGGTGGTGGTGTGGGTGCTCTGGTGATCACTGCGGGATTGGCAATGATTGCTGCAAGCATCGCGGTCATGACCGTCCAGGGAATGGAGATCATGAAAGCAATCGACAAATTCCGTCCAGGGCCAGGATTTGCGGACAAAGCTAAAATCTTCGTCGAGGTGATGAAGGGTATTGGGCAATTTACTGCAAATGTTGCTGCGATGATTGCAGCGACCACGCCAAGCTTTTTCGAGTTCATCCGAGGTTCGGGGGCAGAGAGACAAAGAGAGACTCTGAAGCAAGTCGAGAACTTGATTAACGCCCTGGGTGGCCAGATTGTTCGAATTGTCGATGCCATCAGGACGAACGTCCAGAGTTTGACAGGTAGCGAGCAACAGATGAAGTCTGCCCAGATCATCGGAGACCTTCTTTCCGGTGTTTCCGGCTTGGCAAATGCCCTAAAACCACCTTCTGAAGCCATTAACGAGCCTAGCTTCCTGCAAGGTTTGGAAGGCGACAGTGTTGCACGTCGCATTAGCTTGATGACTGACTACGTTAATGAGGTTGGCAACAAGCTCAGCCAGTTTGTGAGGACAGTGGTTGCTACGGTGACCACAGAGCTCCCAAGTGGCTTTACCGAAGCACAGGCAAAGGCCGCTCAGGTAATTCCAAGCATCCTTGCTGGAGTTGGAGACATGGCACAAGCTTTGCGTCCAAGTGCTTCCCTCTTGGCTGAGATGAACCGAGGAGCTCAATTTCACGGTGTAGTGCAGCACATGAGCGCATTCATCCGGGACACAATGCGAACGATTACTGGCAGCGATCTTTTTGTGAAGATTGGCGACCTGCTCAAGTCAGTCGCATCGAGTGTTGAAAACCTGAATCCAGAGCAAGTGAAAGCTTTGCAGGCAATTGCACCAGCAATCGGTCCAATCTTTACTGTTATTGGGTCGATTGGGTCCATTATTGCCGGACTTGCACGAGGACAAGGCGGGGGTGATACTGGATTGGCTGCAAGAACAACTCCAGCCGATGCCGGAACCATCTTCCAGATGACCGAGTTGGTTAACACCTTCTTTACCAGGGTGAAGGATGACCTCCCTATTTTGGTGAAAAATATGCGTTCTGCTTTCGCTGAAATCTCCGCAAAGGAAGCCTCCAGTCTTACAAGGGGAATGCGGGCAATGCAGAGCTTGTTCCAAGTTGTTTCTGAGATCCCAAGATTCATCCAGTCGTTCAAAGGCTCGGCGGGCGACCAGGGTGTTGGGCAGATGACAACCTTGCCAGATATCACCCATACGATGAACCTTCTCTTGCTCACCTTGACTGGAGGAGAAGGTAGCAAGGGTTTGATTTCAATTCTTCAGACAATCATCCCACAGCTTAAATCCGTTGGCGCTGTTATTGGCAATCCGGCAGCATTCTCAGCCAAGTTGGATTCAATGCGAGCTGTGTTCAACACGCTTAGCCAGATTCCGGCGATGATCCAATCCATTTCCAGGGTGGAGAACATCGCTACAGTGACTTCTAATGTCGCCGACCAAATTGAGAGGGTTCAGTTTGCTCGAATTGCCACAGTTGTCACCGATATGGTTGCTCATGTGAACCAGCTCTCAGCGACTATCCGTGGAATCAGGCCAATTGAGATCGAACAAAGCTTGCAACACCTGGGGGACTCGATTGGCCTTGGTTCCCGGGGCGAGTACACTATCCAGAATAGGAACTTCACGGTTAACGTCAACGTCACGATCAAGTTGGACAACAACGGTCTTGATGCACTTGAACTTGGAATGCTTCGCCGTGTGGGTCCTCACCGAACACGCATCGACCACGGCTCGCTTGAGAGGTAACCATGGCAGATAGTAATATCATGGAATCCAAGGAGTTTCAAGAGCTCCTTGCGATGATTCCAGAGGACGAGAGAGCAAGGGTTTTGGAGGGCTTGGCAAATCTTCAGAAGGAATTCACGGAAAAGGTTCTCAAACCGATTGAAACCGCTGTGAATATGCAAAAACCCAAGAGCGAATAGTTACTGGCATGTCCAGAACTTCACGCCGTCTTGGGGACCTCATGCAAACTTTGGAGGAGAACAGAATTGTTCCCTACCTGGAGAATACTGGTCCCAACAACACTGTTCAAATCGACAAGGATGACATCCGTCCAGATGTTCTTCGTCGAATGGTTGAGTACGGCGTAAACGTCACCAACGAAACAATCAACCAATTCCCCTTGAGCACAACCCAAGGGAAGTTCTCTCTCCAGGACGACCTGGGTAACCCAGCTCCATTGACAGACCCAGGAGCTAACGGACAGGAACACTTCACCAAGGGGCTCCATGAGACTGGTCCTGATGGGAAGTCTGCTGAGGTGGAGTTCAACAAGCTCTCCGAGAGCGGATTCTTGGATACTGATAGCAGTTCTGGCAAGTTCCGTATCAAGAAGGGCAAGAGTTCTTCAATTGATCCAAGCGCCACAGACATTTTCAAGGAAGTCAACGACCAAGGTGAGCAATCTAGCTTTGTGAAGCGTGTCAGGGAAGTACAATTCCAAAACAATCGCTTTACGCTTGGCAAAACCTTCATTCCGCGCTCCGGTTTGGAAATGAACGAAGGCTTGTCCGTGGAAACTCCAGGTTCCAGCGGTGCTGGTGCTGTGAGGGAAGAGGAAAGCAACCTGGGAATCGGGTACGCCCAGCAAGAGTTTGGAAAGTACGGACCAAAGAAGTTCCCAACTCCTCACGGGGACACGGCTGTTCTCGTCAAACTCAGGGATTTGAAGAAGATCGGTGTCCTCACAATGCTCCAGGCTTCCGGGGAATACTACATTCCAACGGACCCAGAGAACATTGCGCAAGAGTTGGCAGCAAGAGGCGCTTCCACAGCTCCAGGTCTTGCTCGAATGGGGCAGAAGATCGACATTAGCAGGATCAGCCCAACGAAGATCATGAAGGACGTAAACCCGGACTTCACGAAGCCTTCCTTGGAGGACAACATCATCCGTGATCCTGTAATGTCCTACGGTAGCGTGAACAACTGGCTCGCCCCATTTGCTGGTCTCACAAGCACAGCTTCCGTTGCCTCCGCTGCTCTCTTGGCTTTGACTGTTGGTGGGTTGATCAAGAGTGCAGCAGCAATCATTTCTGCACGCCGTCCAACCGTGGAATCGAACCTTGGAGGAAATCCTTCGAGAGGAGACCGCAGGAAGAGGCTTGGTTCCTTTCTTGGAAAGGCATCGGAGCTTGACGCTTACCGGAATACGGAGTTTGAGATCCAGATTGCCCAGACCTCGCACGATTACTTTCTTTGTGTATCCAAGGGCGTTGACGTGTTCTTTGGTCTTTCCTCGGCAACCAATGCTACATCGAAGCTTGCAAAGAACCACGGTTACTACAACACGATCATGCGCACCATCGTGCGTTCCACCACAGACTTCCTTTTGGCAGCAGCCGGTGGAATGGTGAATACCAATGAAGCCGATAGGCCAAGGAACGTCAACGATGTTACCCTCCTTGGAAACCCACTTGGCTCGATCGAGCTCATCCAAAAGCTGAACAACTCCCTTCTCCTGAAGTTTTGCAATATTCTTGCCACAATTGGCGATATTGCCATGAACCACGCTGATGCAGGATTTGCTCTGGATGAGAACGGCGAGGTGATTGAGTTCATCTCCGACGTGGACAAGATCGTTGTTGACGGACAGCTTGGACCAAGGGGAGAGGGTGCTCTCAACCCAGCAGCCCTTCAGTCAGCTAACCGTCTTCCTGGACCTTACAGGAATGCCTTGGCTTGGGGTTCTCAGACCTCCAAGTCGATGTACCTCATTCCAAACAGCATCTTCAGGGCAGAAGCAGCTTTCCTTGGATCAACGGACCAGTCAAGGAACCCAACAGAGGCCCTTGGGGCTTCATTGTCCAAGAACAATCTGAGCATTGTCAAGGGACCAAGTGATGTTACCGGGAATAGAATCTCAGCGGAGGATGTGAAGCTTCTTGAGGAGTACCTGGAAGCCGATTACATGCCGTTCTATTTCCACGATGTAAGGACGAATGAAATCCTTACCTTCCACGCCTTCATGGAAAGCATGAGCGACTCCTTCGAGCCGGAGTACACCGACGTTGACGGTTATGGTCGAATTGGAAAGGCTATGATCTACAAGAACACCCAAAGAAGGATTTCTTTGGAGTTCCGCGTGGTTGCTACATCCGAGGATGACTTTGACTCCATGTGGTACAAGGTGAACAGGTTGATCATGATGGTCTACCCGCAGTACACCCAAGGTAGGCAGGTTGGTACAACGAACAACAAGTTCATTCAACCATTCTCCCAACTTCCTGGCGCTTCTCCATTGGTTCGACTTCGCCTTGGTGATGTTTGGAAGAGCAACTACACTCGTTTTGGTGCTGCACGTCTCTTTGGCGTTGGTTCTAACCAGTTCTCCATTCAGGGACAAAACACTACGATTACCTACAATGCCTCCCTTCTCCGCAACCGTGAACAAGTCACCGAGCGCATGTCTCGCAGAGGAGAATACCAAGTTGGGGAGTATGCTATCCTTACCCCATTGCCAACGCAGAGAAGCCGAGGAGCGGGCAACAGGAACCTTGGCTACCCTCGCCTTAGAAACCTCACCAGTTCCCCTGGGCAGCCTTCACAGGTCCAGAGAACGGGTGCTGGAGGACGTGCGGGTGCAGGCGTCAACGCCTTTGTTTCGGTCACCAATTCGGATTCAGCCGGTGGCAGGACTGTAAGCCCACGGGCATCTCCAGCAGGAGCTCCATTGGTAATCTCCCAGGAAGTGAAGGTTCGAATTGTCGGATCAACAACCTCCACAAGCAATCCATCCCTGAAGCTCTATACCTTCTCCGTGCCAAATGGAACAGCGGGACAAGATGGTATTTTCGGCTGTTCTCAGTACGACCTCAGACCAGATCCAGCAGAGATTACAAGGATCGCCTACAACCAATCCTCCCAGGAGAATCTCCCTGACACCAACACCAACACCCAAGGTGTGGTCTCCGACTTCTTCAACCCAAATGGAGATAACGGAAACTCTGTTATCAAAGCTTTTGAGAGCACCAAGGGCAAGGGATTGGCTGGATTCATCAAGAACCTCCGCATGGACTGGAGCGACTCAAGGTGGGAAACAGGAAGGCACAATTCCCGTGCTCCAATGATGGTAAAAGTCTCCATGGACTTTGAACCAATTCACGACATCAACCCAGGTCTCGATTCGGATGGCTTCATGACAGCTCCGGTCTACAACATCGGTAACACCATGAAGACGTGGGTCAATGGAATGCCAGAAGACAAGCATCAAGTTGACAGAGAAGAGACCATCATGAAGAGAGCTCAACAGCTTACCTTCCCTCGTTCCTCCAACGGTGTCGGTGTTGGAAATGGTGCGGGTGGTGGTGGAGTAGGAAATAACAGATGAAGCGCTACGGTAGAACCCCGACCATCGGCATTGGATACCGCTATGGCACCTCCTTTGCCCTCCCGGTCATTCGAGAAAACATGGTAGCCGGGAACATTCGCTTCCAGCAACTCACCCTCCAGGAGAGCAACCGCTTGGATATTCTCGCTGGAATGTACTACGGGGATGGAAGACTCTGGTGGGTAATCGCAGCGGCTTCTGACATTGGGTGGGCCCTTCAAGTCCCTGTTGGAACCATCATCAAGATTCCCGACCTTGCCGACGTTTCGCGTTATGTAGGATAGCTAAAACATGTCTTCAATCTTATACTCACTCGCATGAAGTTGAACTATGAAGGCAANNACAAGATTGTCAACTGCCACAACGGTCGAATCTACATTGGGTCTACATCTCGATTTCAAACTCGATGGTGGAATGGACACGCTAAATCCTTGCTAAAAGGTAAGCACCAAAACCGCTTTCTTCAAGCCGATTTCAACAAGTGTCGAGCAGAACTTGGGCACGATGACTTTTTGGAATTCTCCATTCTGGAGATAATGGAGAAGTCGACCAAGGAAGAAAGGAAGCAGCGCGAACAGAAGTGGCTCGATCAGTATTTCGACAATGGCAATCAGTGCTACAACCTAAAAGCCTTGGCAGTTGTATCTCGGGAAGCCGTTCCCTCTAAAGACCCCAATGTAACACGAGAACGCATTTCCATGCGCTCAAAAAAAATGTGGGCTTCGGTTTCTTCGGAAGAGAAAGAACGACGGATGCAGCTCTTCCAAGCTGGTAAAAACGAAGAATGGAAGGCCAAGATTAGTGAATCCCTTACGGGTCGAAAATTGTCCCCCGAGCATGTTGAATCACTTAAAGCAGTAGCTCTCAGGGGCTCGGAACATGCGCGATATGGAATACCAAACAATTGGGGTACACATACCCCGGAAGCCATTGAGAAAATCAGAAAAGCTAGCACAGGCAGAAAACCAGCAGCAGAGTCTTTGGCGAAACGATCAGGCGCCAACCATTGGACAACAAGAAGAGAGTTTTCCAAGGAAGCAAAAGAGAAAATGAGTAAATCTCATGCTGACAGCATGAGAGCTGTACAAGCAACCAAAATTCAAACGGGCGAAAAGATTCAATTTCAAGGAATTGGGGAGGCAGCTCGTGTTTTGAGTCTTCATAAGAGCGGAGTGCAAAATGTCCTAAAAGGGAAGTGTGCTCAAACTAAAGGTTGGTATTTCGAGTACCTATTATGAGAGAGTAGTAAAGATCCATGCCAGCCGGTGCAAATCAACCAGCCACAACCATTCCACTTCAGGAATCCATCCGTAAGCTCTCGAAATACTTCGGACTTTACACGGTAAAGGATCTTGCGGGCTCTATTGCTCTCTCCCAGATCCAAGGGCAGGACACTAATTCCTCTTTTGAACTTCCACCGCCACCAGAGTGGATCACCAAGATGATTGAGGTGCTGATTGACACTTCAACCGGTGGATACACGAGCCAGGACATTGTTGACAACATCAACCGCTTGCTCTTGGAAGGTGGTGGAGCTCAGAATATCCAAAATGTCATCGAGTCATTGAACAAGTCGGTGAAAGTGGTATTTGGCCCTGGGGATGGTGCTGGAAACCGTGCTGCCGGTGAGGGCTCCGGTGTGATCAAAGGTTCCACAAATAGGCCAGAAGACTCCGTTCAGGCCATTCTTGGCTCCACAACCATCAACTCCGACAGGGCGCACCCAAACAGAGATATTTCCCCTTCCTTGTCTGCGATCATGGTGAACAACGTTCGGGTTCTCCCAATCCACAGGAACGTGAACGCTGTTACCATCTTCATGAATGCCCTGCCAAGCATTGAGATTTCCAGGTGCGTTCCATTCCTGGAAGTTGTCTTCCAATTCAGCCGCCCGCCAACGGATGCTGATGGAAGGATTCAAGCTCCTGGGTTGATCAAGTTCATTGATGGAGCGGAGGTTGCAAATGGAACACGACGCATCCTGCTTGACTCGTCTGTTGTCAAGGGAACAAACTCCGTTGGAAGGCAGCAGGAATACACGGCAGTGGGGATGGAGGTCTTCACAGCTCCACAAACATTTGTGAATGCCGACGAGGACAAGAGTCAGAGCGCGCACGGTTCCGATAGAAGAAGTGTGCCAATCCAGGATAAGTTCAGGCCGATGATGACCTTCAAGAGCTTGACGGTCGAGATTCTCCCAACGACCGGCTTCATGTGCTTCAAGACAGCTAAGATGGACTTTGTTCTCCATGACAAGTCGCGTCTTGCTGAGGTCGCAGACTTCATTCGTCCTGATCTTTATGGAAATACGGAAATCTTGATCGAATACGGCTGGAGTCACCCCGATCCGCCATCGGCGAACAACATGTACGCTAATCTCCTCAACGGAATGAGGTGCAAGGAGAAGTATGGAATCATCAACACCTCCATGAAGTTTGATGAGGCTGGACAAGCTGTCATTTCTCTTTCCCTTGCAATGAGAGGAGCAAATGACTTCAGGACTGAGACCATTTCCTCTGACGAAACTGGAGTTTCTGACATCATTCGTCAGGTCAGGAACCTCACCGAACAAGTTGGGGAGCTTCGCAGGAGGGTATTCCAGTCCAATTCCATTGGAACTCGTGAGGTAAGGGGTGTTCAGGTCTTGGATGCAGCAAGCGACAGCAACGGCCAACTCCTCTTGACCCCAGAACTCAGGACTGAACTTGCCAACTTTCGAGCCGCTCTGAGGAACACACAGAACCCAAGCGCAAGAGCTCTCCTGGGAGCCTTGAATAACCTTTATGGTGCCGATGGTCGAAGAGGCCAAACAACTCAGCTCCGTTCCACTATTCAAGCAAACATCGCTAGGAAGCTCGCTAGGCTGTCCAGAGGTGGAGTTGAGGCGTTCTCAGCAGCCCCTACCGCAAACTACCCGGAAGGGCGTGCAGCGGGCCGCAGATACATCTCCTATTCGGGCGATGTGGCAAGGGAGATCAAGCAAGCAACCGAAGATCTCAGAAAGCTTGGAGTTCGCCCTTCTGTCACCCTTGGTTCTCTTTTCCTTGCATTCGTTGGACAACCACTTGCGCTCTCCAGGAAGTTCGACGATGTTCAGTTGATCTTCTACCCATTCAACTCCTATGCTGGATTCGCAAGAACCCTGAATATCGCTAATTTCCAGGTGGATACAAGGTACTTTCTGAGGGAGTACACAAGGTACAGAATGGAGAACATCTCCCGTGCTGGAGATATGTCCCTCCAGGATTTCCTAAGCTTTGTCTCTTCCACAATCATCGAAGACCCAGCAGCTCCATCCTACGGTCTGAGGAACCCAAGCGGAACTGGAAGGGCATGGTGGACCACCCCAAGCGACAATGCTGTTGGTTCTGGAGAAGCCCAATCAACGGCGACGGATTCCCTTGCCCTCCAAACCAGGATCGAGCAACTCCTTAGCGGACCAAATGGAACTCCAGATGGAAGCTTCAAGCTCCCACAGCTTGATTACTTCATTGAGTGCATCCCAAGGACAGCAAGAGCCTTGCCGGAAGGTGCAAACTCCGATACTGCTTCTGGAGTGTCCATCCTCCGTGTGCACATCTTTGACAAGCACACAACCTCCTACGACACACAGGCTGCTCTCCTGGAAGCCAACCGAGAGGATGAGCTCAGGTCCATTCGTCCTGTCCCAACCCAACAAGGAGGCAATCCTGGGGTTTCTCAATCCCATGCAATGGAGGCCAACTCCATCATCCAAGCTGCTCAGAACGCTGGGTTGATCACTCAAATTCCCAACTCCAACCCGCCAATTTACAGGATTAACGGCGGGCCAGCAAAGTTGCGGGAGTTCATGATGAAGACCTCGCCCTACATCCTTGTTGGGGCACAGGGTACAGCAGTAAAGGACGCAGCTCTCTCGACTCAACAGAACGCGCAGCTCTCCACAGTCAACCTCCTTCGTTCCTTTCACTCGGACCCCCTGGAACCGAATGGTGAATCTCCTGGGGGGCTACCTCTCCAGGTTATCCCTTGCGATCTTTCCATCCCTTCCCTTGGTTGCCCTCTCCTGGAGTACGGGACGAAGTTCTTCGTTGACTTCAAGACCGGGACAACCATCGACAACTTCTACTACGTCACAGGAATCTCCCACAGGATCGAGGCAGGAGTCTTTACGACCGATGCCAAGTTCTCGCCTTACGATGGCTGGGGCAAGTACCGTTCCTTGATCGACACGATCAAGAACGCCCAAACGATCTTGAACGATATTCAAGCGAACGCAAACAACACCCCAACAGGTCAACCAACAGGTGCACCAACAAGGTTGAGGTGAGCCCTGGATTCTAGTTGAGTCCTGTGTTACCATCTCAGGATGGACATTTACATCCACAAAGATGCCGTTGGGTTCTCTCAACACCTTGTATGCCAATCTGATACGCGGAAAATCCTGAAAGTCAAGGAGCTCCCCGATACGCCATTGGTCTACGGAACACAGCAGTTCGAGGAGATCGCTCACCTCCATGGGTTGACCTCTCCAGAGTTCCCACCTGCTTCGCACAAGAAGGCCCTTCAAACGGCTTTGGCTGGCCAGGAGGTGTCTAGGGTGCCTTGGGCTCTCACAATGCCCCAGTCGGTCTTCCTGGGGGCTCTGAGAGAGTTGGGGGACTACCTCATCGACAACTTCTCTTCCCTGGACTTGGAGTATTACCTGACACACGTCAAGGCTACCTCCGAGGTATTTGATCACCTCCAACCAGCAAAGATTGATCCGGTAGCTTGGAAGGTGTTCGGGGAGGACAAGCACGCCACTCAGATCATTCGGTCCTTTGAACCCGACCAGCTTGGGTTCGCTCAGGACGTGGTCTATTCAAGAGAAACAAAGACCGGACGAACCAAGGTTGTCTCTGGTCCAAAGATTTTGTCGCTCCCCAAGGATAAGCGTTCCCTGCTTACCTCAAGGTTTGGAAGGAAGGGGAAGATCATCTCCTTGGACTACCGCTCCCTTGAACCCTGGGTTGCCCTGGCTCTTGGGGGAGATCCTTCTACTACTATTACTATCCCCCCCTCTTCCTCTCTTCTTGGTTATCCTCCACTCGCACCTTCACCTACAGTTGTGGAAGACCTGTATGCTCATATTTCCAAGAAATTGGGCATTTCCGAAATCCCGAGGAACACAGTGAAGGAAGTTGTCCTGAGCCAGCTCTACGGAGCAAGCCGTGAGACGGTTGTTTCCAAGCTGGACTCAGTTAGGGATGCCGATGGATTGATCGAGCTCCTCGATGACTTTTTTGGGCTGCAAAAAATGCGTCAACGCTTGAAAGAAGAGAATGAAGCTTCCGGTCGCACCTTCCTCAAGAGTTACTTTGGACGGCATGTGGATACGAGAGAGGCCGAGGACTACATGCTCCTCAACTACTTCATCCAGAGCACCGCTGTGGACGTAGCTCTCTACGGCTTCAAGAGGGTCCTGGAAGCCATTGAAGGGGATACAAAGATCGTTCCCTTGTTCCTTGTGATCGACTCGATTGTGCTCGACGTACACGAGGAAGCGGAGGGTAGGCTTCCCGAGCTTTGCAAAGTCGGCTCCCAGGGCATCCCCCTCTTCCCAGGCTTTACCTTTCCTCTCAAGGCCGAACGATTTTAGCTTCTGGTGGTTAAATCGAAGTTTCTTGCCAGCTATCTTGTCGGACATGACAACACCCGAGTTCGACAAAGCGGTAAGCAACTTCCAGAAGCTTGAGAAGTTCGTCGCTGACAACGTTAAGTCCTCATCTCAGAAAAAAGAAGCTCTTCTCAAAGTCCTTGGGGATACCCCGGAGCTTGTGTTGGCTCCTGCATCCACAAGACAAGAGTACCACGGAGCTTTCCCTGGTGGACTTGTCGAGCACTCCCTCAAGGTACTCAAGAACATGAGCATCCTGAACAAGAGCTTTGAGACCAAGCTCTCAATTGAGGAAATGGTGGTGGTTTCCCTTTTCCATGATGTCGGGAAAGCTGGGAAGGATGGCGTCGAGTATTACCTTCCAAAAAATTCCGACTGGCATGCCTCTCGTGGTATCTTCTACGAGGTCAATCCGGTATTCAGTTCGACGAAGGTATCGCAGCTCTCCCTCTTCAAGCTTCAAGCAGCCGGTGCTGTGCTGAGCGAAGGTGAGTTCACAGCGATCTACAACTTTGATCAAGCAAATCGCGACCCTGACATGCCAATGACCAACGAGCCGACCCTCGCTGTCATGCTCCGTCAAGCTATCGGAATCTCCTGCCACCAAGGTCGTGACAAGAGCAAGGTCACCCTTTGAAAAATCGTATAAGTGTGCGAATTCACTGGAAATAAATCGTACACGGCGGTTAACAGTTCACCCCTCCTGGGCCATACTTAGAAAGACAGCAAAACGGCTGTCCCAAGAGTAAAACCCAAGTTTCAACCCAATCACAACCCAAGTAAAACCCAAAGGAAAAACCCAAAATGACAATCAACATCAAGGCACTCGCAGAAAAGTTCGCTGAGCTCTCCGGTGAAAAGAAGAAGAAGGCGGGTCCCTCGCTTCCGTTTTGGAAGCCAACCTTGACCGAGGATGGAAAGGCACGTACTTTCAACATCCGTTGCATGCCAACCAGCTTCGACGGACAGCCGTTCTTCGAGCTGAACTACTACGACAACAAGAAATTGAGCCCTTTCCGTCTTGTGGCTCCTGCTCAGTTCGGCCTTCCTGATCCCGTTGCAGAACTTGTTGTCGAGCTCAACAAGGATCGCGGAAACAAGAACGCCTGGAACACGATCCGTGGTCTCCTTCCTCAGCCTCGCTTCTACGCTCCAATCCTTGTTCGTGAGGAGAAGGAGAAGGGTGTGCAGGTTTACGAGGTGAGCCGTAATCTCTGCAAGAAGTTCTATGCGAACTTCCTTGATGAGGAGTACGCCGAGGAGCAGCTCAACGACCCAATGGTTGGTCGTGACTTCAAGTTGACGGTTTCCCCAAGCGGAAAGACGTTTACGAATGAGACAACCGGCAAGTCGTACCCTGTGAACGACGTTGACGTTCGTCCTGGTGGCAAGACCTCGAAGCTTGCTGCAACGCAAGAGGAGATTGACAAGCTGGTTGCCAGCGTGCCGAACTTTGCTGAAATCTTCAAGAAGCAAGTCAAGGGCTACGACGAGCTTGCTCAGATGCTCCGCAAGTACCTCGACATTGACGCAGGAAGCATCGCTGGAACTGCCGACGCAGAAGTTGGCTCTGACGACGAAGCCCTGAAGTCGGTTGAGGATCAGTTCAACGGCCTCTGATACAGAAAAAAGGCAGAAAAAAACCCTCATCGGTGAAAACTGGTGGGGGTTTTTGGCATTCTAGGGGAAAGAAATGTCAAGCAAACCAAGCAAGATTTTTGAGACAGTCGACGGCATTTTCTACGCCTCCATTCCATCGGGCTTTGAGAAGAAGGTTGTCCGGGAGCACGCTCTCTCGGAGCATTCCTTTCAGGCTAGCATGGGTGTGATCAACTTCAATGATGGCAGGTTCTATCTGAAGGACCTTGTCACGAATGGGTTCTACTTGATGGATGGGAGCAGCTTTGCCGATATGGTGAAGAAGGCAACCTTGATCAAGGGAATGATCACGGCTCGTTGGAAGTGGAAGGCTACGCCGTCCTCAGTCACCCTGGTTTTTTGCGAACAAGTGGACGAATAGGCAATTCAAGTATTCGTTCCGACCAGAAATTAGCTCACAGAATCAAGGAAGCAAAGCAATGGCAAAAGCAAAGACAGTGAAAGAAGCAGCTCCAGCAACCGCAGCCGCAACAACAATGGACAACGCCGATGATTACTCCTCGGAATTGATCAAGCAGATCAACCGAGAGGCAAAGGAGCAAGTTGCTTGGAATCTCGGTGATGTTTCCGCACCAACGAACATCAAGCGTTGGGTGAGCACCGGCTCTGTCCTCTTGGACTATGCTATCTCGAACCGCCCTGGTGGTGGCTTTCCAGAGGGAAGAATCATTGAGATTCAAGGCCCTCCGTCTTGTGGAAAGAGCCACCTTGCATTCCAGGCTGCAAAGAGCTGCCAAGAGATGGGTGGCATTGTGGTTTACATCGACACGGAGAATGCAACCTCTCCTGAGAACCTCCGGTCGCTTGGATTGGACGTGAAGAAGAACTTCGTGTTCATTCAGAACAACTGCACGGAGGAGGTCTTCAAGTTCATTGAAATGGCCATTCTCAAGTCTCGCGCCCTCAACAAGAACGTTCCAATGTTGATCATTTGGGACTCTGTTGCTGCTACTTCCCCAAAGGCCGAGCTTGAAGGAGAGTACACCGATAACTCCATCGGTCTCCAGGCCCGTGTGCTCTCCAAGGGTATGCGGAAGATCAGCAATATCATCGCCAGCGAGAAGGTGGTTCTCTTGATCATCAACCAGCAGCGCATGAAGATTGGCGTCATGTACGGTGACCCAACCACGACTCCAGGTGGCTCTGCCATCCCCTACGCTTGCTCTGTTCGACTTCGTGTGATGACGGGTCAGCCTATCAAGGGAGAAAAGGATAAGGTTTACGGCATCAACGTCGAGGTGAAGGTCATCAAGAACAAGGTTGCCCCACCTTTCCGTGCCGCTGAGCTCTCGATCCTCTTCGGAAAGGGAGTTGTTGACGATGGGCCACTCTTTGACTCTCTCAGGCAGTTCTGTGAGGCTAACGGCCCCGTGATCTACAACGGGAAGCGCTTGAAGATTGAAGGCGCTCAAGCCTGGAAGACCTTCTCCGTTGTGAATGCCTCGGACGGAGAGATTATCCATGAGGTGAAGTTCTACAAGGACGATTTCCGTTCTTCGGTGTTGAATGTCCCCGAGTACAAGGAGTATGTTGACGCTCTCTGCGCCACTGCCCTTGTTGCTGGAGAGGATACCCAGCATCCATCGTTCAAGGGTGTTGACGCCAACTCCTACGAGGAAATGCGAAAGCAGGAAGACGACGAATGAGCATTAACATCAGCTTCAAGAAGGTCCACCCAAACGCTCAGCTCCCAACCCAAGCCAACCCTGGGGATGCGGGCTTTGACCTCTATTGCGTCGAGGATTTTGAGTTGAAGGCCGGGGAAACCCTTTTGGTGAAAACCGGCTTGAAACTTGCCTCGGTCTCAAACACCCAACTCCAGGATGTTTTCCTTCAAATTCTCGGTCGAAGCGGTCTTGCCAAGAAGGGAGTTTCCCCAATTGGTGGCATTGTGGACCCCACGTACCGAGGAGAGATTGGAGTTTTGCTCCACAATGGCAATTCTCCAAAGTTGGAAAGGGACTCTTGGGGTGGCTACTACCTTGATCCACGCCCGATTGCCTTCAAGGCTGGGGACCGGATTGCTCAAGTTGTGATCCAGGTGATTGCCACGCGCAGCTCCATCGGGACTGTTAACTTGACTGAAGTCGAAGAAGTCGAAGACACCTCCCGTGGGGATGGTGGATTTGGTTCGACTGGGCGGTGAAAAAATACCGCGAGATGTGAGAGAGTCCTTGCATAGGTAACTCCATGCAAGAACGACCAATCCTCATCATCGACGGCATGAACATCTTCGTCAGAGCATAGTTAGTGCAATGGCGAAGAAGCGAATCATAATTCCAGAACCAGAGCTGCGTCGGCTGTATATCGACGAGCAGTGGTCAATGAAAAAGATCGCAGAACACTTTGCCTGTTCCGTGCAGACGATTTGTAATTTGCTAAGAGATTCTGGCATTAAAGCTAGATCCCCCTCAACACCTTCCCCAAATCGTTCTAGATCAAAAATCGGAAGCAAAAATCCAATGTACGGAATCAAGCGGCCAGAACATGCGGCTTTGATGAGTGAAAAGCGAAAAGGTGTTGTCTTCTCCGAAGAAACCAAGCGCAGGATGTCTGTTGCGAAAAATGGTATGTGGGGCGGCAAGTACATTGGACCAAATCACCCTCGATGGTTGCCGCCCGAGCAACGAAAATCTCCTCTTTACAAGCAAATTCGTGATTGTGTGAAAATGCAAGACTGGAGGAAGAAGGTGTTTGAACGAGACAACTACACCTGCAAGTTCTGCAATCACCGGGGTGGAACTCTTAATGCGGACCACATTAAACAGTTCGCCTTGATTCTCAAGGAGAATTCAGTGAAAACATTGGAGGATGCTTTGGAATGCTGTGAGTTGTGGGAGCTTGATAATGGGCGAACTCTGTGCGACGACTGCCACCGCAAGACAGACACTTTTGCAAAGAAGGTAAATTCATGAAAGAAAGGCCAATTCTTGTTATTGATGGATACAACATCTTCGTGAGGCACTTCATGGCGAATGACGCCGTAACGACCGTAGGGGACCCATGCGGGGGAGTTGTTGGGTTCATCAAGGCTCTGCACTCTCTTACCCAGCAATTCAACCCAGTGCGCCTATACGTCGTTTGGGAGCAAGGTGGGGGATGTCCCAGGAGAAGGAAGATTTTCCCTGAGTACAAAGCCAACCGGATGAAGGTGAGCTCGGAGTTCAAGGCCATTGGTCTTCCTCCCAATGGAGTCCCTTCGAAGAAGTGGATCAAGGATGACAAGGAGAACAAGCTGACGCAGACCAAGAACCTTGTGGCTGCTCTCAAGCATCTCCCTGTGTGTCAACTTTACGTTGCAGATACCGAATGCGACGATGTGATTGCCTACCTGATCCAAAACAAGCTGAAATCGGTCGACGCAATGAAAGTCATTGTGTCCTCCGACAGGGATTTCTACCAACTCCTGGACGATCCAAATGTTCAGCTCTACAACCCAGCAGACAAATCACTCCATGGTGGTCCCATCGTGAAGGTGAAGGTTGGGAAGGATGAATTTGTGAATATTCCGGCTCGGAACTATGCCTTGGTAAGGACTCTCACGGGAGACGACTCGGACAACATCCCCGGCGTCCCAGGACTTGGCTTCAAGACGGCTTTGAAACTCTTCCCTGAACTCCTGGACAACGAGAAAGACCGAAGCGTTCAGGAGCTTGTTGAGGTTGCCAAGGCCAAGTCAATGGAAAAGAAGGCCCTCAAGGCTTACGGTTCCGTCGCTTCCTGCGGGGATATGATTTGGAGGAACTGGCAACTGATGTTCCTCACAGAGTCGACTATGTCCTACGAACAGATGAAGAAGATCGACTTCGCTGTAGAGAACTTCTCTCCCGCCTGCAACAAGATGGAATTCATCAAATCCCTGCTGAATTCCAAGATTGTGAGCAGCATCAACTACGATGCCCTTGTTTATGACATGCAAGTGGCATTGATCCACTCGGTTCAAAATTCGAATATCGGATAAAGGAAGTTCACCAGCCCGAGAGGTACTTACCTCTTACCGATGGCAGTGAGTGCCGCTTCTCGCCGATGTTAAAAAACGCAACCAAGTGAACAGAGCGGTAAATCCCAAAACTTGCTGATGTAAGCTAGCTCTTCCAGCCCCTACCTTTCAAGAGGGCCGGAATGACCAAGGAGAATTGAATGTCCACCACAAGTGAAGACAACAGGAACTCATTTGCCAAGTTCGACCGTGCTTTTCAAGAGAAGATCGTCCAGGCTCTCTTGACGGATCGGGTTTGGGCCGCCCAAGCGGCAGAGATCCTCGATGTTGAGTATTTTGAGTATGCCTACCTCCGTACGATGGCAAGTAAGTACCTCTCGTACTACAGGACGTACAAGGAGTTTCCGTCCCTGGACCTGTTCATCACTGTGATGAGGGACGAGCTCAAGGTTGTGAACGACCCCGCCTTGGCTGAGCAGGTGATTGGCGTCATCAAGAACACCAAGATCAAGAAGGATTACGGTGACTTGCAGTACGTCAAGGAAACGGCAATGGCATTTTGCCGTCACCGTTCCTTTGCAAGTGCCCTTCTTCAATGTGCTGAGCTTGCAAAGTCGGAAGACAAGTACGAGCTCTCCCTGGAGATCATCAAGAAGGCTATTTCCTCGGGGCAAGCAACCGCTCCAGCTCTGTCTCTGGAAGACGACATTGATGCGAGGTACTCTGTTACCTTCCGCAACACGATCAGGACGAACATTTGCGTCCGTTCCTCAAATTGGGATATTATTGACGGTCCTTCGTTGGACGCCAAGAAGATTCTCAATGGAGGAACTGGCTCTGGAGAGTTGAATGTGGTGATTGCGCCAACTGGCGTGGGAAAGAGCCACTGGCTTACCCACGTTGGTGCGCAGGCATTGACTCAAGGAAAGAACGTCCTGCACTTTACCTTTGAGCTTGCCGAGCGTGCTGTTGGAGTTCGTTATGACTCTCACCTCCTTGGGATCGACTCCTTGGATTGTGCTGAGCGTATGGACGAGATCAAGAAATACTACGCTGACAACGCTGGAATCCTTGGAAAGCTCAGGATCAAGTATTTCCCAACGGGAACTGCTACGGTTCAGACCCTTCGGTCGTTCATCGACAAGCTTGCGCTTGAGGGCTTCCGACCTGACATGTTGGTGATCGACTATGCTCAGATCATGAGGTCTACAGAGAAGTACGACCTTCCAAGGATGGAGCTCAAGAAGATTTTCGAGGAGCTCCGGGCCTTCGCCTCGGAACTGGACCTGCCAATTTGGACAGCCTCCCAATCGAACAAGGAAGGCGCTGAGTCGGACATCATCTCTCTTGCCAACATGGCAGAGGCGTACGCTCAGGCTCACATTTGTGACTTCGTGGTCGGTCTTGGTCGTCCCGAGAGCAAAAAAGCAACTGGTATCGGCACCCTGTTTATCGCGAAGAACAGAAATGGTATCGACGGACTCAGCTTCCCAATCAAGATCGACACCGCTCGTTCAAGGTTCTCTCTCCTCTCCGAGGATGAGGTCCGAGGCTTGACAGCAGAACAAGAGCGGGAAGCCAAGGAAGAAAGAAACTTCGTTCAGCGGTCCTTCAGGAACGTTTTGAACAGAGCAAATGAATCGGGAATGCAATTGACATCCTCCCGTACGGAAGAGTGAACAGGAGATAGCTTATGGTTTCGTTTCAGGAAGCAATTCAGCAGTCGACAGAGTATTTCGAAGGCAACACCCTCGCAGCCAACGTGTTTGTGTCGAAGTACGCCTTGAAAAATGAAAATGGTGAGCTCGTTGAGGCAACTCCAGAGCAAATGCATCGCCGTCTTGCCAAGGAATTCGCAAGGATCGAGAGCAAGTACAAGAACCCACTCTCGGAGGAGAAGATTTTCTCCTACCTGGACAAATTCCAGTACGTCATCCCCCAGGGTTCCCCAATGGCTGGCATTGGTAACAAGTACCAGCTCATGAGTTTGTCGAATTGCTTCGTGATTCCACCCCCACATGACTCCATGTCGGGTATCACCTACACCATGGGTGAAGAGAAGGAGATCATGAAGCGCCGTGGTGGTGTCGGCTTTGACATCTCCCCTATTCGACCAAAGGGAATGCAGACCAGCAACGCCGCAGGCACCACAGACGGGATTGCCGTGTTCATGGACGACTTCTCTGATGCCTGCCGCAGGACGGCTCAGAATGGGCGCAGAGGAGCTCTGATGCTCACCATTTCGGTTCACCACCCGGAGATCCAAACTTTCATTGATATCAAGAAGGACAAATCCAGGGTCACAGGAGCAAACATCTCCATTCGCCTTTCTGACGAGTTCATGGAAGCCGTCAGAGACGGCAAGGATGTGGAACTTCGTTTTCCTGTGGATTCGCCAACCCCAAAGATTCGCAAGATGGTGGATGCTCGTTCCCTTTGGACCGAGATCGTGACAGCAGCTCATGCAAGCGCAGAGCCGGGTCTTCTCTTTTGGGACCCGATCATGAAATACTGCCCCGCGAACAACTACCCCGAGTACAGAACTTCCTCTACCAACCCATGCGGGGAAATCACCCTTTCTCCATATGACTCTTGCCGTCTGCTCTTGATCAACACCCTCTCCTTTGTGAATCAGCCTTACACCAAGAACGCAGCGGTGAATTGGGTTCATTTTGCCGAGGTGGTACGCCACTCTCAGCGCCTCATGGACGATATCATCGACATGGAGCTGGAGTCGATTGATCGCATTCTTGCAAAGATTGCCAACGATCCTGAGCCAGAGCACATCAAAGCAGCAGAGAAGAGACTTTGGACCAACATCCGGCAAGCTTGCGAACGAGGCCGTCGCACCGGTCTCGGAGTTACCGCAGTTGGTGACTTTGTTGCAGCCCTGGGAATGCGCTATGGTTCCGAGGAAAGCATCCGTGTTGTTGAGGAGCTCTACAAGCAGCTTGCTCTGAACAGCTACGCTTCCAGCATCGAACTCGCCAAGGAGCGTGGGGCATTCCCAGCATTTAGCCACGACCTGGAGAAGAACGACCCATTCCTTCAAAGAATTTGGGACGCCCGTCCTGACCTCTACGAGGCATACCTGAAGTACGGACGCAGGAACATTGCAAACAACACCACCGCTCCAGCCGGTTCCACTTCTATCCTGGCAAAGGCTGTGATGGGCTTCGGAACTACCTCTGGAATCGAGAATGCCGTTTTCGCTGCATTCTACCTTCGTAGGAAGAAGATCAACCCAAGCGACACCAACGCAAGGGTTGACTTCACGGACGCCCAGGGCGACAAGTGGACAGAGTACAAGGTTTACAACCAAGGCTTCGCCGCCTGGAAGGAGATCAACCAAAAGGGTGACGAGGACGTGGAGCAATCCCCGTACTGGAAGTCGACAATTGCTGATGTGGATTGGGTTGCCAAGGTGGAGATGCAGGGCGCTGCTCAAAAGTGGATTGACCACTCCATCTCCAATACCACCAACCTTCCTCGTGACGCCTCTGTGGAGACCGTGAAGGCGGTCTACATGAAGGGTTGGGAAGCTGGTTGCAAGGGAATCACGATCTACCGTGATGGCTGCCGTGACGGTGTGATTCTCTCCGCAGAAGGTGGTTCGGATGTTGAAGAGGAGATGTTCGTTGAACACCATGCTCCGAAGCGTCCAGCCGAGCTGGAGTGCGACGTTTATCACCCAACCATTCAAGGTGAGAAGTGGACGATCTTCGTTGGAAAGCTTTCCGGCCGTCCTTACGAGGTAATGGGCGGACTTTCCAAGCACATCACACTTCCAAAGCGTGTCCGTGAGGGAAAGATTGCCAAGCGCAATGGAGAGGTTAACCCAGCGGAGTACGACTTCCACTACGACTTCGAGAGCCCTGAGAACGAGACCATCATCAAGGACATTGGCAACATCTTCGAGAACGCAACCCATGCCGCCTTCACAAGGACAATCTCCTTGGCTCTCCGCCACGGAGCTCCTGTGCAGTACGTCGTGGAGCAACTCCTCAAGGGCGCTGAGAAAGAGTCTGACCTGTTCTCCTTCTCCAAGGTTATGTCCAGGGTGTTGAAGAACTACATCAAGGATGGAACCAAGGCCAGCCAGAAGAAGTGCCCGGATTGCGGGTCCACCAACCTCAGCTATCAGCAAGGTTGCGTGACCTGCCTCGACTGCGGTTCTTCGAAGTGCTCGTGATTTCGTACAACCGCTGCATAGACACTTTCAACACCCCATGCTATACTTAGCTGTATGAGCATTACGTGTGAAATCTGTCAAGAAGCGTTTGTGAATAACCTTGGTGGGCAGCTAACACAGCATGTTAGGTCTGCCCATTCTCTTACTCTTCAAGAGTATGTGGTCCAAGTCGAACATGGTGGAGTTGCACCGTCTTGTGCTTGTGGCTTGTGCAGCGAGTGTCCTGTTTTCTATCGAGGCAAGTTCAAGCGATATGCACTTGGTCATGACTCGTTTGAAAAACGAGCAGAGCTCTATGTGGCTAAGTTTGGAATTCCGGCGTGCTTGACTTGTGGTCAATCCGTTGGATTCCACAGAGGCCAGCCGAAGAAGTTCTGCTCTTTCTCCTGTCAAGGAAAGCAAAATGGCTTTTCAAAGCCATCAACGCAATTGCGCATTCAGGAGGTGGTGCAGGCAAAGTACGGAGTCAGCAATGTCTCCAAACTCCCGGAGGTTCGTCGGGCCATCTCTGAGTCAAACACAGGCCGGTTGGTGGTTGTGTCAGACGCAACAAAAGCAAAGCACTCCCTCAACTCAAGGGAGAGATGGAGCGACCCATACACAAGAGCTCGGATGAGTGCTGGTATCAAGAAAGCCGTAAACTTGCCGGAAGAAAGACAGAGGAGAAGTGAGTTTGCGAAAAAGCAAATGAATGATGCTGAGCACATTCGCCTCTTTTTTGGTTCTGGATTTGGCCACTTGACAAAGCTGCATCAGCGGGTACGAGAACACCTTCAGTTGGACAAATTTGGATTTGTTAGCGAGCAGCCAATTTGGCCATACATCGCAGACGAACTATGTGCCGATAGGCAAATTGTAGTCGAAATCAACGGCGACTACATCCACGCGAATCCAAGGAAGTACAGTGCCGAGGCTGTGATCCGCATTCCTGGTGACAGCTATACTGCCGCCGAGAAATGGGAGAAAGACGCAAGGAAAATTGCTTACCTTGAGTCGAAAGGGTATCAAGTGCTTGTCATTTGGGAGAGCGATGACATGGAAGAATGGCGAAAAAGACTTGAGCTCTTCTTTGAAGGTTGAATTTCAACGGGTGTTGGACTAAGCTCTAGTCCATGCCCGAAAAGGTCTTTGTATCAATCCGATTCAACAACTTCGGCAATGTCCGAGAAGACAAGCAAATCAAGAAGAACACCCAGTTCATTGAATGGCTTGTCACCGCCCATAGCCCAACCTTCAAAGAGGAAGAAGTGCTTGATCCTGGGCACGAGCACATCTTGGAAGTTGACAAGTCAATGGCTCTCTGGGCCCAGGAGAAGCTTGATGAGCTTGCCTTGGTGAATGGCTTTGGCTGGAAACAGACAGAACCCTGTACTTGCTCTTGTCACAAGCCAGGGTCCGATATTCTTCATTTTGATTCGTGCTGCCGATACACCTATCGGAAGTACAAGAATCACGTTCCTACACGATGGATTTGAAAAGAGGGAAAAATGGAAAGCGAAAACAAGGCTTATTTGGTTGAGGACGATGGCGGGGCCAAGTATTGGGTTGTGGCGACTTCAATTGAGGAAGCAAACAACTTCGTTAACAAGGAGCTCTCGTTCGACGAATCCGAGTACAGAAGCAAGGTCATCGAAGTGCGGGAAATTGACCCAAAGACAACGCCAACGTGGGATGAAGGTGGTCATGAAATTGGTGTGATGGCCGACTTCATGACAGAGAAGGGAATTCTCGCCTGTTCAGAGTGGCCATAATGCCTCGCCGTCCTGATTACATCAAGTGCGTGAAAGCCGACAAGGAAAGGCAACTTTCTTGGTGCGGAAGGAACCTTGACATGGAATGGGCATTTACGAGCATTGAGCACGCTGTGCTTCACCGAAAGGGAGCCGGGAGGTTGCTTGTTTGCTCGAAGTGTGCCAAGGTTATCTCCGAATACCTGACGGAGTGCACGGAAGAACGAGACTGTGGTCTGAAACGGAAAGACGGTTGACTCCAGCCTGAAATGGGTGCATAGTCCGTAGTTACCCTCTACCAAAGGTAACGAATGACCACCATTTCATTCAGGCCAAATGAGTCGGACGCCAAGGTTCTCCCCAGCATCCCGACCAACCCTCTAAGCTTCCAGCAGTACCAGGAGACGATCAAGGCGCTAGGGAAGCAGTACGACCTCACCTTGCTTGATGCGCGTCCAGAAGCACCCAAATTGGTGGAGTACAAGGTTGTTGACGGACACCGAAAGGCGTTCTACGTCCAGAACTTGGCCGACGTGTGGCAGTGCTCTTGCAAGGAGTTTGTGGAAACGCAAACTGACCACTGCGAGCACATTGGAATCCTGAAACACGCCCAAGCTTTCCCGTGGGTTGCTCAATTCCGAGTGTTCCAGAAGTTCGAGCGAGCGATCCAGCAGAGAAAGCTCAGCCCCCTGTACCGAACCACAGCCTTCAAGCTCAAGGGGTATAGCGGGGAGAGCGATGGCATCTGCACCTACACCACAGGGACCAAGCAAGCCCTCAAGACTGCACCGGTCATTGAGAGCGTTGCCATTCCAACTTTCCGGGAGAGATTCAACCTGGATTCCATGGTCACGGACAGCGAGCTCCTGGCTTCTGTCCCATCAAGTGCTGGTATCCTTGCGGCTCCGCTGAATCTCTACGACTACCAAGAGGAAATCTTTGCCTCCATGCTCAAGGCAAAGAAGGCTGTTTGCTCCATGACCATGGGCAGTGGAAAAGCGCAGCCGCTCAGCAGCAAAATTTTGACCCCTTCCGGCTGGGTGCTTATGGGTCAAATCAAAGTCGGGGATTTCGTGATTGGTCGCAATGGCCTTCCTACCAAGGTCACTGGTGTGTACCCCCAGGGAATGAAAGAGGTGTTCGAGGTAAGCTTCTCGGATGGTTCGAGGACTCAATGTTGCGAAGACCATTTGTGGTCCGTGATTACACCGAGGGATAAACACAGAGGCAAGGGGTTCAAAACAGTCGCACTAAAAGACATCAAAGACCAATTGGTGGGAGAGAACGGCAATCACAATTTTCAGGTGCCAATGGTTTGCTCGGTAGAGTTCACGCCAACACCAACAGTGCTTGACCCTTACTTGCTAGGTGTTTTGTTGGGAGATGGCTCTTTTGGACCCAAATCCGTTACTTTCTCAAGCACGGATCAATTTGTCGTTGATTCCGTCAAAGCCGCCCTGCCTTCGAACCTGTCAGTCAAATTTCTCGGACGCTGCGATTACCGAATTTCGAAGGTTGAAAAAACTCGTGCTGCCAATGAGTTGCTAGATCAGCTCCGAGTATTGGGGTTGGGCGGGAAAAAATCCCACGAAAAGTTCGTGCCAAAGAGTTTCCTCTACAACTCTGCTGAATGTCGGCTCAGCATCCTTCAGGGTTTGATGGATACGGATGGGTTTGTCTCTAGTGATGGGATGAGTGTGCAGTTTTACTCCACATCCAAACAGTTGGCAGAGGATGTTCAGGAGTTGGTAAGGTCATTTGGTGGTAAAGCCACCCTGTCACCCAAGCAAACAAGCTTTACTTACTTGGGGGTGAAAAAAATGGGCAAACCAAGTTACGTTGTAACAATTTCAATACCTCCTGGTTTGAACCTGTTTCGTTTGCCCCGAAAACTTTCTCGAATTCGAGAAAGAACCAAATACCAGCCAATTCGCTCCATGATCTCTGCTGTTTCCGTTGGACACGAAGTAGTTCAGTGCATCAGTGTTGATGCAGCCGATCACCTGTATGTCACAGACGACTACATTGTGACTCACAATACCCTGACCTCGATTGCCTGCTATGGCTGGCTCCGGGCAAACCTCAACCCAAATGCCCGTCTTTTGGTAATCTGTCCAAAGTCATTGAAGATCCAGTGGGCAAAGGAGGTAAAGCGAGCTCTTGGCATGGATTCCTTGCTCGTCAACACCCCAAAGCACCTGGAGAAGTTGGGGACGAAGAGAGTGGAAATCGTCACCTATCAGACCTTTGCGAAACGCCATGAGCGTTTCACCGAGCAGAGGTATGACTTGGTGATCATGGACGAGATCCAGTTCATTCGAAACGACGAATCCAAGGCTTGGAAAGCCGCCAAGACGCTGAAAAGCGAGTATTTCTTCGGCCTTTCTGGCACGGTGATCGAAAACCGCCTCGATGACCTCTACTCGATCATGGACGTGATCGCCCCAGGATCACTTGGTCCAAAGTGGAAGTTCTGCGATCAGTTCCAGAACGTCATCTCCGTCAACAGGAAGGTTCTGGTGTTTGCCGGAATCAAGAACATCGAGCAATTGCACCAAAAGATCAAGGGAAAGGTCTTTGGGTACGACAAGCTGACCCTTCCTCCAATTACCCACACTCACAAGTCTGTTGGAATGACCCCGCAGCAACGCAAAGTCCACGACGACTTCCACCAGATGGCAAAGCGGTTGCTAGCAAAGGCTCTTGCCTCTGGTCTCTCCTTTGCAGAGAAGATGATGCTCCAGGCTTACCTCCTCAAGGCGCGACAAGCTTGCAATGCCGTGGACTTGATCACGAAAGCTACCAGCCCACTTTCCTCGAAGACAGCGAACGTCTTGAAAGACGTGAAAGACCTGATTGCCAAGGGGCACAAGATCGTGCTCTTCTCTCAGTGGACAGAGTACCTGGACCTCCTTTCCAGGGAGCTAACCAACGACGGGATCAAGCACGTTTTCTTCACCGGAAGGGAATCGGAAAAGCAAAGGGCGAAGAGTGTCGAGGCATTCACTGTTGACCCAAGGGTTTCGGTGTTCCTCGCTTCGGATGCCGGTGGTGTTGGCTTGGATGGCTTGCAGATGGCCGCAGACGTGGTCATTCACACAGAGCTCCCATGGAACCCAGCTCGGCTAGACCAGAGGACAGGACGTGTTCACCGCCTCGGCCAATCCAAGCCAGTGCAAGCCCTGTACTACTACGCTGCTGGAACAATCGAAGAGGACATGCTACAAGTCCTCCAGGGCAAGCGAGACATTCGCACTCTTACCCTTGACGTTCCAAAAGACTGAACTTACAGCGGGAGTAAGGAAAGCGCAAAGTGGGCTATTACTACTACGGACTGTTGCAAAAGCGAACGGAATTTGACGACGCAAACCCACCAAAGGTGGTTGGTGGGTTTGTGATCCTCAAAAAGGGTACTTCTCGAAACCTTTTCAACGAAAAGGGAATTGAGGTCACTGCGTACTTTGATTGGATGGACGGGTACACAGTCAAGGCAACCATTCCCCAGCTCAACGAGCTCTTTGAGAGCGGATTGGTGAAAGTTGCGGAACCGGTGATCGTGGAGTCTATTCGCCGGAGGTAAATGCTCTATTTAGTGGCATGAAAGAATCCTCACTTTTCGAATTCCTTGAAAACACAGCCCAGCAAGAACTTGACGAGCTCTCCAAGATCAAGGAGCCAAAGAGAAGCGGGTTGGCTGTTGATCAGCTTGGTTTGAAGCCTGGAGGCGGTGTCCACAACATCGTGACCGTCTACAACCAAGCAACTCCCGAGGAAAAGGAGTATTGGGGTAAATGGTATCACAACGCCAAATCGGATGTTGAGGACCTCGCCCTTGCCTTCAAACTCCCATTTCCTGTTGCAGCCGCAATTGTTGCCGTTCTATCTCCAGGCAACAAGTGGAATGGCAACCTTTCCGCTGCCGAGAAGCTCTTGAGAGGAGAGGAGAAGATCAATGCCTATCCTCGTCAGGTGCTCAGAGCCAAGGAGATCCTCAAGAAGGGGGATACCAAGCTCGTAACCGGCCCGAAGGTTACCGTCTTCTTCAAGTCCCTCATGGACCCTTCTTCTGTCGAGAAGGATATGGTACTTGATGGACACGCCATCAACATTTGGCGCGGTGCCAAGGAAAACCTCAAAGGGCTCAAGAATCCAAGCACCAAGGAAAGAGCTCAGATGATCCAGGACTACCAAGAAGCTGCTAAACAGCTCGGAGTTCCTGTTCAGGCTGTCCAAGCTACAACTTGGTACATTTGGAAGTACACAGGAAAGACAGCTCCTCTTCCCGTGGAGAAGGGTGTCTACGATGTATCCAAGTTCGTTGGGGCCAAGCCCGCAAACGACGTGGACGCCATCATGGAGGAGTTCCTGGACGAGTTCAATGCAATGGGCACAGGAGCCGTTCAAGGCTACACAGGACCCCTTGGAGGCGATCCTGAACCCACCCACAAGAAGATGTGGAGCAATCCAAAGAATGAGGCTCTTGGGCCTGCTGCTAAGGTTGGATACAACCCCATGCCTTCCGAGCTTTGGGAGATTGAGTGGCCTATCCAAGAAAACGTCCTGGACCAGATGGGGCAGAAACACGTTGGCGAAGCTTCCAGGAAAAGTCCTTACGGGGACACTTACGTTGGGTTCTCTTCTGGAAAACACGAGGATGAATCGGGTAGAGAGAAGCAGAGCAAGATTGTCAAGAAGGTTAACAAGAACCTCAACAAGAAACCGTACAGTCTGCCCAACTCACCAGGAATGGGAATCTCGATCACCCGACCCTCTTTGAAGGACAGAAAGTAGCTTCCCCGGTAACTTCTTCTTGGTCAGCGCACTATGCTATCTCCATGGCAGAGAAAGCACCAAAGCGTACTCGACGCAAGAACAGTGAACCAGCCGCTACGACCACAGAGCCCGCAGCACCCAAGCAGATTGTTTGGATTTCGGCCTCGGATCTGAAGAGAGTTCTCGAAATCATGTCTGTTGCTGACAACATGACAATTCAGCAGGTCATTGATCGAATGAATGCGAAGATCACCGCCAAGGAGTTGATGATCTTCCCTCAGTTCTCGAAAGTTGCGGTGAAGTCGTGAAGCAATATCAGGAAATGCTTCGCCATATCCTTGAGAATGGCGAGTACATTGGGAATGGCAGGACCAAGGAAGGCTACTATAGCTGCTTTGGCTACCAGAACCGCTACAACCTCCGTGAAGGATTCCCCTTGCTCACCACAAAGAAGGTCCCCTTTCGCTTGATTGCCTCGGAGTTGCTCTGGTTTCTCAGCGGAAGCAGCAACGTCAAGGATCTGCAAGCTCAAAATAACCACATTTGGGATGAGTGGGCCACCAAGGAGCAATGCGCCAAGTTTGGACGCAAAGAAGGCGACCTGGGACCTGTCTATGGTCCTTTGTGGAGGAAGTGGGAAGCTGTGTCCAGGTGCACACCTCCTGTTTGGGAGCCGCTGTTCAACGCAAAAGGAGAACGGGTTTCGGCAATGCCTCCAAGAGCTCCATACATGAATCCCGACAACCCACGATTGGAAAGGGAATGGAATGAGTTGTGGAGCATGGGATTGTCTGTGACCAAAATCGACCAAATTGCTCGTGTGATCGAGCGAATCAAGACGAATCCATCTTGCCGCAGGTTGATTGTCACGGGTTGGAACCCTGCAACCTGCGATCAAGTGAGCTTGCCCCCATGTCATACCCTGTTCCAGTTTCGGGTGTCTCATGGAGGAACGAGGTTGAACTGTCAGCTTTACCAGAGGAGCGCTGATGCCTTCCTGGGAGTTCCATTCAACATCGCTTCCTACGCTCTCCTGACCCATATGATTGCCCAGGTGACGGGTTTGGAGGTTGGGGAGTTTGTTCATAGTTTCGGCGATTTGCACATCTACGAGAATCACATGGATCAGGTGAAGCTCCAGCTTTCTCGTTCTCCATTGGCCCTTCCAACCCTGTGGTTGAACCCGGAAGTCAAGAACATCGACGACTTTAAGCTTGAAGACATTCGCCTGGACGGGTACGAGTCTCACCCAGCGATCAAGGGAGCTGTAGCGGTATGATCGCAGAAAATTGCATCAAAAAGTGGAAAGTCACGGGTCTTCTTGAAGGGCTCTCGGGAGAACCTGAAAGTGGTTACGGGTTGAACCATGAGCGAGTTCACGATCGGACAGAAGTTGGAAGGTGATGGCCTTGCTTTTGAGGTCATCCAGGTTGAACCTGTGGTAAGGGTCAAGTGCCTTACGGTTTCGAAGTTCTGGCAGAACGTCCACCGCGTTGCGATGCCAAACAACCCATCTGTGATGCAGGAGACCTGGGTGGTTGGGAAGGAATACGAGCTCCGGGAAGCGACAGTTGTTCCTGAAAAGAGCAAAAACTACGTCGCTGCCAGCCATCTTTTGCCGTGGCATATTTTCTATACCAACGGATTGATTCAGCACTACCGTTGACTTCCCGGTGATGGTGGTTACGGTTCCACCATGAAACTCAATCTACCACTGGGATCTGAATATCGAACGGGCGATGGCGGGGGCCTTGCCTTCAAGGTGATTTCTGACGGGCAGGTGGTCTGTACAGAACGAGCAGAGCACTGGAGCGGGTGGTTCGAGGTTGGCGGGTTGTACTCTCTTGAGGACAATGGCAACGTCGATTCCCCTGACTGGAAACTTCCATCTGCTTGGTCTTGCTTCCCTTGGGTCACCCTCCGACCGGATGGTAAGATTTTCACTTGACGGGCTTGGAAAACGAATTAGGTTGAAAGAACAGAGAGAGCAGAGGAGAGAATCAAATGTGTATCATCGTTGTGAAGCCCGAGAAGGTCACGATTTCAGCAGACAGCTTCCGTACCATGTGGAAGGCCAACTCGGACGGTGCGGGCTTCATGTACGCAACCGGTGACAGGGTTGTTGTCTCGAAGGGCTTCATGAAGTTCAACGAGTTCTGGGATGCGTACCAGGAAGCTGGACCGCTTCGCAAGATGGTCGTGCACTTCCGCATCAAGACCCACGGTGACGTGACTCCCGAGAACACCCACCCGTTTTGGGTTGTGAAGAACAAGCTCGCTCTTGCTCACAACGGCATCATTCGCTCGCTCACCAACCTCACCTCCGCCAAGGAGAGTGATTCGGCAGTGTTCGCTCGGATGCTTGCGGAGAACTACAAGAACCCGGCTTCGATCTTGAAGAACCCCTTCATTCGTGCCACTCTGGAGGCTTACATTGACTACTCCAAGGTTGTTTTCATGAACTCCGATGGCGAAACCATCATCCTCAACGAGCACATGGGAACGTGGCACAAGAACGTGTGGTACTCGAACGACTCGTTCAAGGTTCCACAAGTCCTCATGAACAGCAAGGTTCCGAGCGCCGGAAAGGGAAAGGGTCAGAAGACCAAGACCTCTGACTTCCAGAAGGAGCTTGACGCGATCTTTGAGAGGTTTGGGAAGGATGCTGTCACAGACGGAGCTTCTTTCAAGCCCAACGCTCCGCTCACTGGCCCGAAGCTGATCCAGGCTCCTGAGCACTTTGCTCCCACAGCAAAGCCCGCTACTCCTCCAAAGAAGGATGGCAAGCCCACCACGGTCTTCCACGATGATGAAATCTTCAAGGAAGACTACGAGCTTGCAGCGGCGATGCAAAGCTGGAAGAACTGAGCCTTGTTCGGCAGACTGAACTATACACTCCTGGCACAGGAAATCGTAAAAGTGCAACCCATGAGCCTGCCATCTGGGTTGTGTTTCTACTTGGATTACCAATACGGCAAGAAGAAGGAAAATCCCTTTCGGTGGACCTGTTTAAGGGTGCGATGCAAAGACAAGAAGTAAGCTTGATTGTGGCGGCAGACGATGATGGGGTAATTGGGCACCACGGCTCTCTTCCTAGCTGGGATGCTCCTGGGGACCTGAAAAGGTTCAAGGAGCTCACCCTTGGGAAGAGCGTTATCATGGGCCGTAAGACCTATGAGTCGATTGGAAAGCCACTTCCAAACAGATGGAACATCGTCCTGAGTCGCTCTCTTCTTGAGGGTACGGGCATTCACATTGCTAGGTCCTGGGAAGAGGCATTGGGACTGGCAACTCTTTTCTCCCAAGGAGCCGAGATTATGGTGATTGGCGGGGCTGACATTTACAGCCAAGCTCTCCCATTCGCCTCCAGGGTGTATCTCACAAGAGTGTATGGGCGACATCCAGGTGATGCCTTTTTCCCTTCTCTTGACACCAAGAAGTGGAAGGTTGTTGAGAGCAAAGTCCTTCCAACCCATTCCTATCTGATTTACGACCGGATTGGTTAACTTTGGATCGAATAGGGACTACGGTAGTCCCCATGACAAATGACAACTACGAATCGCTCGGCCAGAGGGTCGGAGCACTTGTTGATGTGAAGAACGCCGCCTATGGATCGAGCTTTGATGACGCAGGAGAGTTCCTGCGCTTGCTCTATCCAAATGGAATCCAACCTTCCCAGTACGGGGATGCCTTGGCGTTGGTTCGCATCTTCGACAAGATGAAACGAATCGCGACTGATAGGGATTCCCTTGGAGAGTCTCCCTACCAGGACATTGCTGGATACGGTCTGTTGGGCCTTAGAAGGGTCGAGAAAGCCAGAGGGCAGGTTGAAGCTGACGTTAGTCGTGTTTCAACCCTTCCTCCTCCTCCTCCGCTCCCTACGATGACAGGTGGCTCCTTGGCTGCTATGGTTGCCAATGGGATTCTTGAATCGGCTGCTAACCAGAAGGCTCCCGTTGGTGGAGTTCAGTTTACCGGGAAGAAAAGGAAGAAGAAGCTGTGACGTTCTACGAGATCCTGGGCGTTTCGCCTGAAGCTACCCCCGAAGAGATCAAGGCTGCTTACAGGGAATTGGCAAAGAAGTACCATCCCGATCGCAACCCTGGGGATAGTGCGGCGGAAGCCAAGATGAAAGAAGTCAACGAAGCGTACTCCACTCTTTCTGATCCACAGAAGAGGGAGGAGTATGACTATTCCTTGAACGGGCCTGCATTTGACCCATTTGAGTACGCTTTCACCAATGCTTTCGTCAATAGGGCAATCAGGACTGGCATCACCATCGACATTTCAATCAAGGAAGTCCTTGAGGGTGGCGAGAGGGAAGTGCCGATCAATTTGGTTAAGACTCGGCGTGTCGGCAAGGGGCTTGAATCCACTCCATACGAGCACATTCAGAAATTCAAGTTCCCGAAGGGTTGCAGGGATGGCATTTCCTTGATTTTCCGAGAGGAGATTGAGGGGACTCGGGTCGAACTGATTGTTTCCTTCCGGGTCAATGGGCCTTACAAGTTCGGCAACAACGGCGACGTTCTCACGGCTGTGTCGGTTGATTACCCAACCTTGGTGCTTGGTGGGACCAAGACCGTAACACTCCTTGATGGAACTAAGAAGGAGTTGAAGATCCCTGCTGGGTTTCAGCCCCTGTCTCCCATGAGGGTTGCCGGTGGTGGAATCCCAAGGGGGCCCAACGAGACCAGGGTCGGGGATTTGATCATCCGAATCGACCTGGAAAACTACATTCCAGAGAACATCCCCACGGAAGCCCTGGAAGCCATGAAGCTTTACAAGGAAAGGCTTGAACAAGTCGCGAAGCAGTAAACACTCTAGCCATGACTAAGGGAAAAAGCAATGACTAAGAAGGTCTACAAGTTCAGCGACCAAGTAGTTGGTCAAATCCGTGAGCTCCTGACAATGTGCATCATCACGCAACAGAGCGTTGTTGATCACTGCCGAGCTGTCCGCCTTGAGGAAAGCGAAGCGAATCCTGGCGTTCTGATCCTTTCGGAGGACTACGTGAAGGGTTGGAACGAGATGGGCGAAGCTCTCCAGAGGCAAGCTGAGGAGAAGGCAAGAGCTCAGGCTGCCACGCTGGCTACCGATGAAGTTGAGGAACCAGAGGAAGACATTGTGATTTCTCGCGATCCGACAACTGGTAAGCTTGTTGGCAAGCGGGAGAAAGCTCAGGCCAACTGATGGCAACTGTGCGCGAGCTCATTCGTGCTCGTCACGATGCTGTGAGAGGGAAAGGCGTGGACTTCACTTTTTCCTTGACTTTCACACCAGAAGCGATGCACGAGATCGTGGCCATGGGAGATGAGTTCAACCGGATGTACAACTACACGGTTGGATTCATTCCGGGCTCCAAGACGAAGTTGATTTGCATTTCTCTGAAGGAAAGACGATGAACAAGAAGGAACTCCTTGCAAAACTAGAGCTCTCGGACGCTTTCGAGGACTTCTCTGCCATCCCAGGAACTCGCCTTTGGGGTTGGAACGGAGATAGGCAAATCTTCCCAGGTTTGGTAAGTCATCTCCGTCCCAAGTTGATCATTGAGGTTGGTAGCTGGATGGGGTTGAGCGCAGCTAACCTTGCAAACTCCTGCACTGCCTTGGACCTTGACACGGCTGTGATTTGCATTGATACTTGGCTTGGTTCCAAGGAGCACTGGAGAGATCCTGAGCTCAAGAAGCACCTTGAAATGGAGAATGGCCGCCCAACCTTTTACAAGAGGTTTTTGAGCAACATGATCCAAGCCGGGTGTGCTGACAAGATCGTTCCATTGTCGATGCCAAGCCAAATTGGAGCTTCCTTTTTGCGGGACTTCGAGCTCCAGGCTGATTTGATCTACATTGACGGAAGTCACGACGAAAAGGATGTGTATGACGACCTTATCGCTTATTGGGAGCTACTATCTCCTGGCGGCGCTATTTTCGGTGATGATTGGCCTTGGGATAGTGTCTCTAATGCTGTCAAGGCGTTCTGCGCCGAGGTAGGAGTTCCTTACCAAGTGAACGACATCAACTGGGTCATCCGTAAGTCGGCTGATCCCGAGTGATCAAGTTCTGAAAAAGTCCAGGAACATTTCACGGATCTTTTTCACCAAACCAGTCTTTTCCTCTTGAGCTTCGCTGTCCTTGTGGACCTGAGCAAGCTTGAGTAATGCAGAGTCCGTAACAGCAATTGGAGCGATCGGTAGGTTGTCTCCATACCTTGCGTTACTACGGACGGGGTCCTTTCCAAGCTCCACAAAGATGATTGGATTGCTGGACTCGTCGTAGAGATGTGTCGGGAGTCCAACAACCTTCTCATCGTAGAGGAAGACGTAGAAGGTGGCTACCCTACCATTGATCGGCTGTGGCACCCTTGAGCCAATGTAAAGCAGGGCTGTTTCGCTGCTGTTAATGTTCACAAGTCCTCGATACGACAGGATATCGGTTGAAGCCATCCCGTCGAATTCGAACATCGCCACCGGGAAATCCCCAATGATGTAGAACAGCTTGCCTTCGTCACTTGCGGAGAACCTATTTGTCGTCATCTTCCTGCTTTACTCTCTGGTACTCAAATGTCTTCTTGATGTTCTTGGTGAACCACTTCCCAAGACTCTCTCCACCCAGCTCAGCCAGTCTTTGAAACTCCTCCACAACCTCTTCAGGGACAAAGAAGTAGTCATAGACGTAGCCGCTCAAGAAGAATACCCGGAGAATCCTCTCTTCCTTATCATACTGGAAAGAGTGAAGCAGGGAACTGCCCTTGCACCGAACTGGTTCAGCCATCCCCACATTTGCTTTTCAAGTTTCTCAATTGTCTGAATGTCGACCTGAATAGATTCCAGATTAAGTTTACAAAACTGGAGCCTTCTATTCGCCTAACATCTCGTAATCACTTGAGAAAGGTGGCGAGAATGTACCGGAGAAATAATATTTCCCTTGACCCCGGCGAAACAGACATTATTCTTGAATAGAGGTGTTCAGATGAGTCTTGCCTTCCAACGGAACGAACGTCGTCGCTGTTCTCGCTGTGGTTTGCCCCTGGAAGACCCAGCGAGTGAAGAAAGGGGCTATGGTCCCATTTGTGCAAGGAAGGATACCCACCTTTACGCAAAGACCATTGAGGCGAACTACCCGTTTGCCATCTCGATCATTTGGGGAATGAACCCCGAGAACCTCCCGGAAGCCTGCCTCCCGAAGTTCAATGAGATCCGCGATGCCTTGCTCAAGCATAGCAACAAGGCTGCCATGGCTTCGGAAGGCGGAAGGGAGTTTGAGCTGACTGGGGAGGATCTTCGGAAGATCATCAAGGGGCTGGACTGGATTCTCTCTTTCAGGATGGAAGAGAAGGACCGAGCGCTCCTTGTCTCCGCTGTCAAGTGGCTTGGGTACAACGCCCTCGCTGCTGTCCTCTCCCTGGAAGCTTCCACCTCGTCGGCTCCTCTCTGGTTCAAGGACGGATTCCTCTACCTCAAGGGGGCTTCCTGCAAGGCTGGCTTCCTTGCAATGAAGGCTATTCCCGGCATCAAAGTCCCAGCTCGAAGGGGTAACGGCGAACCATTCTCTGTTCCAGCAACCCAGGCGGCTCCGTTCCTTGAAGCTGTCCAGAACTTCTGGCCCTTCTATGTCATCTCGGATGCCAACGGTCAGCCTGTTGAAGGCGGAACCATCCAGCAGCTTGCCCAGGAAGCCGCACAGTGGGTCGAAAACAACCCAATGGCGGTTCCCTCGTTCGAGGAATTGGAAGCCGCTGAGGGGGCTGATAAGAAGCCTGTGATCATCACCAGGACCAATGGAGACTGGACGGCATTCGTGCTTCCTTGGCTGAAAAACCAAAATCAAGCGATGTACGCTCTCATCGGTGAGATCAAGAAGATCCCGGTCAAGCAGAGGAAGTACAATCCTGCCACAAAGGAGTGGACAACCCATGCCTCGCATGGAGAGGCTATCAAGCGACTCCTCGGGGAGTTGTTCACAGTGAAGGAAATGGTGAATGGTAGACTCTCTTGAAGCGATCAAGGCAAGGATGCCGTTTTTGGTGTTGACACAGCCGTACGTCTCGTATGCTGATCACACGACAGATACCTTTTGGTTCTCCAGGGTTACAGCTTGCGAGTTGGATTACCACTCCCTGAAGTTCAACCCGGAATACTGGCGAGGCACCTTCGTGATCGGGCTCAACAAGCGGAGCTCCCTGGTGGAGTTCCTCTCGGTTGGGATCATCAAGGAGACCAAGCTCCCTACGGTTGACCTGATCCAGGCGTTGCTTGGCGATCTGTACTTCGTCACAGCAACCAGAGGGAACCAACACTCCTACGACGTGTTCCTTTCGCCAAAATGAACAAAGGGTGTTGACGACAAGAGGGGGTTGGTTAAATGGTGGGTGTGGCAGCAACGACCAACTGAGAGCTAAGAAGGAAACGCCGTCCCAATGCCTGTCTAGAAGGCCAAAGTGCCTGAACTCATCACCCGGAACTTTGTAGAAACCCACCCGCAAAGCCCAATGGAGTAGAAGCCTTGCCTGTCTAAATGGAATGTCCAGCGTTGCTTCGGGCGCTGGTTCTCCTGAAAACAGAAGCTCTGACACCACCCTTTATGGGACCAAGTGGTGTTGAAGTAAATGATCCCACTTGGATCGACCAACTCGGTCTCGCCTAAAGGTCCAGGAAAGTCTAATTCTCGCAAGGGGTCGAGCATGGACAGATTCAATCAGCGCCAACCCCATTCGCCTTTGTTGGCACGATATCCGAGTTCGATTCTTGGAAAGGCGACCACAAGAAAGAGTACCATGGCCGAACAGACCAATCAACCGAAGCCTTCCATCTTCCGACGAGCTCTTTGCGCTTGTGGATTTCACTCCTGGGAGGATGTGGAGCCCAACATCTGCTGCTCGGAGGACTTCTTTGGAATCTACGATCCTGAGTTCTATTGGCGGAAGTGCAAGCACTGCGGTCTTGAGGAAGACTTGCGTTGCGACGTATGCAAGAAAGATGGCACCGTGGAGTGCAACAGACGTTATCGGGAAAAGTTGATCAAGTACCGGCGCAAAGATAAGACCGTCCACTGTTGCAGCTCTTGCAAGTGTCAAGACTCTGAGTTATGAGAACTCCTCTCATAGTGGAGGATAACCAAGAAGAGAGAAGAAGGGGGCCTTATGAATACTAGAGTCAGCCAACTCCCCAGGTTCAAGATTCAGTTCACAAGGGACACCGAGGTGAAGTTCGCCGATCCACGTACCGGACGAGAGCTCTGGTACGGAAGTGACTATGGCAGAGGCTCCACCTTGGAGGTTGTTGACTTCATCTCGGGCGGGAAGAGTGAAATCAAGGTACTCCTCACCGATGGTGAGCACGGCATTCTTGAGACGGATGCCGTCAAGGTGCTGTGATGTTTTTCACTGTTATGCCCGAAGATAAGTTGCCAAAGTTCACTCAGGGGCTTCTTGCAGCCAGACGCAAGACCTTGATCGGGAAGAACATCATTTTGGGATGCCAACATTTCGGCTATTTCATCCAGAGCAACCAGCGAAACTTTGGCTGGTCCGAAGGGCTAGACTTTAAGTCTCTGGATACCCTTTTCGTGGTTGATGTTGTTCTCTCGACGGTTACCAATTCTGAATTTTCTCAATCCAATGGCACAGTTTCGCTGGTTTGCTTGACCCAAGAGCGCTTGGTAATCCTCCGTGAACCGGTTTACGAAGTCCTGGGGGATGGGGAGTAGACCATGCCAAGGTTGTATCGTCCTGTTTCCGACGAATACTTGAGCGGACAGCAGCGCTTTATTGTAAGCAGGGAGAGAGCTGACTACAAAGGGCGGCTAATCAAGTTCCTTGGGCGGGTTAACGGTGTGAGACTCAACTCCACCGCCACTGACCTTCTTGACGTAGAAACGATTCCTTCCCGCGAACCGGTCTATGTCGTCGATGTTTGCTACCTCTACGTTTGGAGGCTTGCAGCAAGGAAACTCTTCTTAGTTTGTCTGTACAATGAAGGGCTCTTCTACGTCTCAGCGGACGAGATGGAGTACGCGCCCTATACCGAGTGAATTCCCCCTTGCCAGTTTCCCTGGCGAGCATTACCCTTCCTTCGGAGATTTCAAATGGCAGCTACAAAAGTCGCAACCACCACCACCGTCGAGTATCAGTTCACCTTGCCCATGACCATCAAGGACCTTCGGGAATTCATCAACGAAGTACACAACTTCTCCGACAATGCGAAGGTTGAATTCAAGGTCTACGAACCCGACTACAACGACCGAGTTGTCACTGAGCGAAACTCGGTCAAGATCACCCTGACCCAAAATGGACCGCTCTCGAACTTGCCAAGGATTACCGTTGGACACGGCGATTTTGAGAAGTGAAGCTTGACTTCCTCCCAGGGGTTCTTATCATCCTGGGGCCATGCAAAGAAATAGCACAGAGAGCGACTCTCCCAGGGTCTACATCGAGTACACCAGCTCTACCACTGGTGGAGAGCGGCTAAACCCCGAGGAGCGTTGGTCTGATCGAGCGGACCAGACCACAACCTTGAGTGTGCAGAGGCTCTATGCTTTCGAGCCAAAGCATCTCTTCTTCAAGGACTCCGTTGAGGTTGATCCTTCCGTGCTGGAGTGCTCGGAGGTTTACTTGGTGGTTGTTCGCTACCAAACGGGTGATACCTTTGGAAGGTCCCTGGGCAACTTCCACTTCTACTCTGTGAGGAAGACAGAACAAGAAGCAATCGAGGACTGTCGAGCCTGTGAGGCCCCTGTCAAGAAGGGCGACTATGGGAGCTACCGTCCGTGGGATGGTTACTTCGAACGCCTTGAGTTCGTTGAGATCATGAAGATGCCGCTTCATCGTTGAATTCCGGCAAAAAGAGGAAATATGAGCGACTGGCTTGTTCACTTGGTTCAAATTGGCGGATTTGGGAAACATCCAAACGCCGATACCCTTTCCATCACCCAGGTCTATGGGCAGAACGTCATCTTCCGTACGGGGACGTACGAGAAGGGTGACTTGGCGGTGTTCTTGCCGCCTGACACTGTTCTCCCAACGGACCCTGAGCACCCCATTCTCAAGGACAACCCAGGATTGAAGCCCGGCCGACGGATCGACGCTGTTCGTCTTCGTGGAATCTTCTCGAATGGATTGCTTGTCCCTGCAAAGATCCTCTTCACCGAGGAGGAACTTGCCTCGATCCCCGTTGGCACACATGTTGCCGAACGACTTGGATTGACCAAGTACGAGGACCAAGGTGACAGGCTTGCCACGACAGGTGAGAATGAGCGTGATCCCGGCTTCATGCCGGTTTACACCGACATTGATGGTTGGGCCAAGTACCGAAATGCTGGGCTCATCAACGAGGGTGACGAGGTTGTCATCCTGGAGAAGATCCATGGTGCTAATGGACGTTTTTGTTACCGCGATGGTCGCCTTTGGGTTGGCTCTCGTACTTGTGTCAAGGCCGAGTATGTCGACCAGGATGGCGTAGAGAGGAATCTCTGGTGGCAGGTCGCCAAGAATCTTGGAATGGAGGAGAGGTTCAAGCGACTCCTTTCCGGGGCTTTCAAATTCAACGACATCAACCTCGAAGGAACCGTGATCTACGGCGAAGTCTACGGTCAAGTCCAGGATCTTCGCTATGGAGTTGACAAGGGGGCTACCTTCCGGGTGTTTGACTCCTGGAACCCTTCCCTGGGCCGCTACAACGACTGGAATGTCACGGAAGCCATTGCCTTGGCAATGGGCTTGGACGTTGTTCCCGAGCTCTACAGAGGTCCCTGGGAGCCTTCTCTTGAGTCTCTGAGGAACGGACCTTCTGTACTCTATCCGGGTCACACCCGAGAGGGTTATGTGATCAAGCCTCTCCAAGAGAGGTGGAATCCCAAGACTCAGAGGACCATCTTCAAATTTGTGGGCGAAGACTACAAGACAAGGAAGAGGAAGTGAAGGCACGATGATTCCACTTTCCTACAAGAAAACAAAACCAGTTTCCGAGGGCGGAACCGCTCAGATTGTGTCTCCTCTTGCTGCCATTGCCCTTGGAGTTCCATGGGGAACTCTTGTGTTTGTGACAGAACTGGAGCGTGAGTTTGCTAAGGCCATAGTGGTAGTTGGCGAAAACATCCGATCCACGCACATCACCAACCTTACTGGTGTCGAGAACGACGAGGATATTTTCACCACCAAATCAGAGTGGGATAATACTGCCGAGTGCATTTCCATTGCACGGTATGCCGCTGCTTGTTCGGCAATCGAGGCTCTAGAGTGAGCGAGAACAAATGGTTTCTGGCATCCTAGACTCAGGAACCATGAATACCATTACCCTTCGTCTTGCAAGAGACTTCTACTACCGCAAGCTCACAGAGCTCAACCCGTATTTCATTGCCACACCAGCAAAACTGGAAGTGATGAACAGACAAGCTGAAATGATCAGGCAGCAGCAACTCAAAACGGAAACCAACCCCGTTTGGAGGATTCCTGTCCGTATTGAACCGGATGGAACCTCCGCAACCCGGTTTGATATCATCTTCCTGGGGGAGTAACCTGTGACAGAAGATGAAATTTACAAGGAAATTGAACGTCGCAAGCAAATTAGGCAAGCTGAGTTGCTGCGCACTCGAAGTGATGCCAAAACAACGTTTGCGTTGATCGTCATGGTCCTTGGTCTTGTTGGGGTTACTATTGGCGGCGTTTTGGCGACGATGGAAAGGTGGTGAATGACTCATGGCTATCAAATTCGTAACTCTCAGGATGGGTTATGGAGCCGAAACCCTTTTGGGTCACTTGGTTCTGACCTCTGATACCTTGCACGAAACTCCGCAGGATGCGATCAGGAGCTTGGCGAATGCTTTCTTGAAGAAGTTCTTCCAGGAGGTGTACCACCTGAACTCTTGTTGCAAAAAAATGAAAAAGAAGCATGCTTACTGCCCTGGCTGCGGAGCATACCTTCAAAAACGAGCTCCAAGTCTCGACGAATTCACCTCTTGGCTGTGTTCGGTAAGCAAGAAGATTGCTGACAGCTACGAAGTTGACCTTGAGGGTTGGAGTCCTTGGGAGCCCATTTCCACTCTCTTGAGTGCGAATAGGGAAGAAGTGCTCTGCATTGACTTCTACGGGGATTCACTCCTTGCTGCTGCTGTGGACATCTCGAAGATAGACCACCCTATCGCCAAGGAGATGGCTGAAACTGACAGTGAGTGGGACTACGGTATCTCCAATGTGTACATCCCGGACGAGTACCGTTCTCTTGTTCCTGGGTACACGTATAATGCTTGACAGAGCTTTCTCTGTGCGTACCTTGGCTGCATGAGCGAAGAGTACACCACGAAGACCTGGAATATCGAGTACAACCATGCCGGTGACTTCCGGGTGATTGGACCTCGTTGAAAGAGCAAAAGATGAAGAACTACATCCGTTTCGTTGGGTTTTGCGGAATCCTTGGAATCTACACCACAATTGCCTTGATCGGAGCTGCTGCTGCGATCGTAGAGGACAAGGTGAAGAAGGCGGTCGGCTGATGGGAAGGATCTTCTTTCTTGCAGCCTTTGCTGCTATTTTCTATGGCATTTACGGCCGTAGGAATGAACAAATTCCCCGTCCACAAACTACGGATCAACCCCTTGCCCGGTAAATGGGGATGATTATGGTGGAGACATGACAACCCACTACGAAGTTCTCAATGTCGACCGGCGTGCTCGGATCTTGCAGAGTTGGAGCTGCTTTTCACCCTTGGGTATCGTCACTTCCTCTTGTGCGACGACCTCTGCAAGAAGGGTTCCGCTCTTCACAGGGCCGTTGACACTTTCGCCGCAATGTATCGGTAATGACACATAAGAGGTAAGCGGGACTTGAATTCATTGAACGGGGTGGTTAGTATGCTCCTCGACTATGAGCAGAGCACCTAACCGCTTCGTTGGACTTCACTCCCACAGTACCTTTTCCACATACGATGCCATTGGGCGTCCACAGGACCACATCGACTTTGCCATCAAGAATGGCTCCGATGCCCTGGCCCTGACTGACCACGGCAACATGAATGGTTTCTCCCATCAGTACCTCCATGCAAAGAAGCTGGAGGCAAAGGGGGTTCCATTCAAACCAATCTTTGGCGTTGAGGCTTACTTCGTTCCTTCTTTGGAGGACTGGAAGGAGCTTCACCGTTCCCAGCTTGCAGAGAATGCAGCCGCAAAGGCTGCAAAGGCAGCTTCAAAGAAGAAGAAGGGCGCTGCTATTGAAGAAATTGGCAATGAGCTCGCTTCCACAGAGGCCGAGCTGGAGGAGATTGCCGAGGCAAAGGGCGGGGAAGAAACCGAAGATGACTCCGGTGGAACGATCATTGAGAATGAGGAAGAATCCAAGCAAAAGGTCCGCAATCCTCTCTACCAACGAAACCACTTGGTTTTGCTGGCAAAGAACGACGATGGATTGAAGGCTCTCTTCAAGATGGTCTCCGATTCCGCTGCTGGCGGCTTCTACAGGTATCCCAGGATGGACCTGGAGATGATCCGCAAGTATGCCAAGGGCAACGTTGTTGGGTTGACCGCTTGTGTTGCTGGGTATCTTGCAAAGATCGTCTTCGACCACCAGGAAGAGGGTGATTTCAAGCTTTGGAAGCCAAACAACAACAATTTCGAGCTCATCCAGCGCGATCTTGCTCAAGCGATCCGGGAATTCCAGGATGCACTTGGCCCTGAGAACTACTACCTTGAGCTCCAGTTCAACAAGCTCGGAGCCCAGCACCTTGTCAACTACCACCTGATCGAGGCTTCCAAGCGCACTGGAGCCCCGTTGGTGGTCACTTGTGATGCTCACTACTCTGACCCAAATCACTGGCGGGAGAGGGAGATTTACAAGATGATGGGGCGGCTTCAGTTCATGAAGCCCGAAGACCAGAGAGACGAGCTCCCAGCCAGTGTGGACGAGCTCAAGTGTGAGCTCTACCCAAAGAACGCTGAGCAGATTTGGGCCAGCTACAAGCATTACACCGAGCAAACCAATGCAATCGGCGAAACAATGGTCTGCAACGTAGACGGCAAACCCGTCTATGACGACAATCTGATCCGTGAAGCAATTGAACGCACTCACGACATTGCGCACCAGCAAATTGGGAAGATTGAGCCCGACAGAAGGGTGAAGCTCCCTGCAATTCAGCGACTCCTGAGTGATGAAAACGTCGAGGAATTCAAGAGCAAGTTGCCAGCCGAGGAAGCTGACAACGAGGACTCCATTGCCTTCCAAGCCGTGAAGCAATACGCCATTGAGGGGTTGAAGAACCGCAAGGTTGCCGGGAAACAGGCTTACATCGACCGGCTCAAATACGAGCTGGAAGTGATCAAGACCTTGAAGTTTGCCAAATACTTCCTCACCTACTACCACATCATGCGTGTCTGCGGGGAGCACATGCTCCTCGGCAACGCTCGTGGCTGTTTCTTGCCAGGGACTAGAGTCAAGATGGCTGATGGAATGATGGCCCCGATTGAAACCATTCAGGTCGGTGAACAGGTGGCAGATGCGTATGGTAAAGTGCAGACAGTGGAAAACACCTTGACTTATGACTGCAACGAGGAGGTTGTTGAGCTAGAGTTCAATGACGGCAAAGTGATTCGCTGCACCAAGGATCATAAGTTCCTCACAACCAATAGGGGCTGGGTACAGGCCAAGGATCTTACTGGAGAAGATGACGTAAAGGAAGTATGAACATGAATGATAATATGCGCAATATAGGTAGTGGTAGCAGCGCTGGCTCGTCAATTCGCGCAGAAATTGAAAGTAAACGTATTGAACAGGAGCTTTTGTTGGATCTGCTGAAAGCACTACATGAACAGACCAAGCTATTGCAAGCAATTGCAAGTAACACTCGTTTCATTTGCGAAAAGCTGAATGAGAAAGCAAAGCAAAACTCAACCACAAACGTTTCCAGTGACCATACATAGAGTATGGCTGGAATCAAAGGTGCAAAACAAAAGAAGATACTCACGCCCGAGCAACTAGATGAGTTGAGGGAGTTCTCTATATTCACGGAGGATTCCCTATCGTCATTCTTGGGGAAGCATTCCATTTCATTTGATGCTTTCAAGCGTAGAGCTACCGCTTCTGGACTAACTGTACCATTCGGGTACTCCTACGCCGAGTACCAGAATAGGCCCGAGCTACAGTCTCCGTTCAATAAGAACAACCTGCGGATAGATTGCCCTTGCGGGAAGGTCTATATCACGGTTCTGTTTGGATTTCACAAGCGAAAGCACAAGGCCCCGGTTTGTGACGACTGTTATCGGAAGACATACGCTTATGACGCCGACTGGAAGGCGAACAACAGCAAGGCTCAGAAGGCAGCCCAAAACCGTCCAGAAACGCTTGCGAAGCAGGTGAAGGCACAGAAGCTACGTTACCAGCAACCGGGCCTCCTCGACCGTTATAGGGCGATTGGGAAGGGATTGTGGGAAGATCCTGAGTACCGAAAGAAGGTTGTAGCTAACTCAAGTATCTCTAAGGCTGGCACATACCATGGCTTGAGCTATCAGAGCTCGATTGAGCTTGCGTTTATCCTATGGTGTGAGCAGAATGGTAAACACATTGAAAACTATTCTGGAGAAGGCATTCCGTACCTCTGGAATGGCAAAGCACACCACTACTATCCTGATTTTCTAGTTGACGGCAACCTTGTGGTTGAAATCAAGGGCTCAGGCGGGATCTACGAGCGGGATTTTGATCAAAACCAAGCGAAGTTTGCTGCCCTTCGCGAGTGGTGCAAAATAAACGGTTTTGGTGTTAGAGTGGTATTCGACACGGATCTTGGCAATCGAGCCGTAAAGGAAGCGAAAAAACTACATGGCATACTTGGTAAGAAAGACAACGGTTCCATATAGCGGAAAAGTACATGACCTTACTGTATCAGAGTCTCACACTTACAACGTAGAAGGTAAAGCAGTTCACAACTCTGCTGGTGGCTCGTTGCTTGCTTATGTCCTGGGAATCACCCAAATGGACCCAATCAAGCACGACCTCTTGTTTGAGCGTTTCATGACACGCAAGAAGAAGGCATTTCCTGACATTGACTCGGACTTTGCTGACCGTGAAAAGGCAGTGAAGCTTCTCCAGGAGTTCTTTGGGGAGGAGAACGTCATTCCTGTGAGCCTCTTTGCTGCTCTCAAGCCCTTGTCTCTCATCAAGGACTTGTGCAAGCTCAACGGGGTGCCATTTGAGCTGGTGAACGACTACACCAAGACCATGATCCCCGAGGTAATGGCTGTGAAGAAAGGTGAGCCTGGGTTTGACGCTGCTCAGTACGAACTCACCTTTGAGGATCTTGCCGAGCACTCTCCGTCATTCCGTAAGTTCATGAGCGAGGTTGCTTCGAACTTCCCCAAGTTCAAGGATACGCTTGACGTTCTTTGGAAGCAGCAGAGGAGCATTGGAAGGCACGCAGGCGGCGTGATCATCACGGCTGGCTCTCGGGCCTCGATGCCCTTGATCAAGGCAAAGGGAGGGCTCCAGACGCCTTGGCCAGAGGGTTTGGCGGCTCGTCATCTTGAGGACTTCGGGCTTCTCAAGTTTGACGTGCTCGGACTTGGCACCCTTCGAATCTTCGAGGACACGATCACCCGTATTCTCAAGAAAGAGGGGAAGAAGTACGTCACCCAGGCTGACATCAACAAGTGGTTCTTCGAGAAGCTCCACCCGGACAACAACACAATGGACGACTTGAACGTCTACAAGCACGTCTATTGGGAAGGTAGGTACGCTGGCATCTTCCAGTTCGTAAAGGACAACGTCCAGCGCTTCATGAAGGAAATGAAGCCACGTTCTGTGCTCGACATTGCTATTGCGACCTCGATCTTCCGTCCTGGTCCAATGGGCTTGGAAATCGATCTGCCAAATGGCGAAAAGATCCATGGGGCTCAGAACATGTTCTTGATCAACCGAAATAACCCGGATTCCGTGCACTATGCACACCCGGCATTGAAGGAAGTTCTGGAATACACCAGCGGTCTTCTGATCTTCCAGGAGCAGCTCCAGTTGATCGTCAACAAGCTCTCTGGAATGCACCTGGACGATACAGACTCGATCCGCAAGGCATTCACGAAGAAGGACAAGAGCAACGCAGAGAAGCAAGCCAAGGAAATCAAGGCACTTGGTGAGAAGTTCGTGGAAGACTCCATGAAGCACTCTGGCATCTCCAAGGAGGACGCTGAGACGGTTTGGAAGGACTTTGAGAAGTGGACGGCTTACGGCTTCAACAAGTCGCACGC